TCAATGGTTTACGGCTTTTTTATTTGTGCTTTTTTCGTTTATTTCGTCATTTTCTGCGGTGATTTTTGAAGTGTCGATCGCAGAGTTTGACGTAAATTTGACGTGGTTTGCGTATCTCAACAAATGGTCAGCGTTGAGATGTGCATAACGTTTTACCATTTCCAAGGTTTCCCAACCCCCCAAATCTTTTAGCACCATCAATGGGGTGCCATTTTGAACATGCCAGCTCGCCCAGGTGTGACGCAAATCATGGAAACGGAAATTCTCAATTTTGCACCGTTTGAGTGCGCGTTTGAAATCGTAGGCATCAATTTCGCTGATTCGTTTTCCTTTTCCACGGTGAAAGACATAAGGTGAAATACGCTCAAATGTTCGCCTTTTCAAAATAGCCATTGCTTCGCCGCCTAATAACAAAGATCTTGCTTTGCCTGATTTGGCAATATCGCTTGTTACAATGGCTACTTGTCTTTCTATGTCAATTTTATCCCATGTTAATGTGAGGATCTCACTCGCTCTTGCGCCGGTGGCGAGAGCAAATGCGCAGACATCTTTCATCCATTCCAGTTGTAATGCATTGATTAAGCTTTGCGCTTTTGTTTGGCTTATCCATCGTACTCTTATTTTAGGTTCTCTGTTGCGTGGAATGTGCGGTATGCTATCAATCCAACCTGCTTTTTGTGCAAGGGATAGTACACGCATAATAGAGGAGCGGTAACGATTTTGGGTGGAAGGAGAAATTGGCTCTTTTGTGCCTGTTTTGTGAGTGGGGAGGGCGTTTAGAATATCATCGGTTGTTAAAGAGCTAAGTAGCCGTCCTGATAATGCCTCACGCCAATATTCCACATGGCGGATTTTAGTGGTGAAATCCTTTTGCCCTTGTGAAATCTCGAGGAAACGAATTAACGCCTCTTCGATTGTTCTTTCCGGCTTTTTGTTGAGTTTTTCAACTTGCCAAAGTTCGTGTTTTAACTTGTCGTGATATTCTTGCGCGAGCCTTTTTTCAGTTGTTTTAGCAGAGCATCTAATTCTTTCTCCGCTCGGTGTGGCAATATCGATTTGCCATATCCCGTTTTTTGATTTTCTGATCGACATTTTCTTTTCTCCGAATCGCCGACCTGTATATCTCGGCATAAATTATTCTTCTTTTTCTTACTTTGTTCAAGAACTGATTTTTCTACAAGCCAAATCTTTGAAGATTTCATTTGAAAAAATCCCCATTCTTTTTTACGGGCAAAAACAGTAGAGTAGCTTAAATTCAGTAGTTTTGCCGCTTGCTTGACTGTTAATGTCTGCTCCATATTTTCTCCACTACTTCAAAATATCCGGCACCTCAACAACTTTTAGCTGTTCAGGTGTCTTGTCTTTGTACTTAAGATAATAGTTGACGATCTCGGTCGCTTGCTCTTCCGTTACAGTTCTATGAGTTTCTTGGACCACCGTCCAAATATGTCTATATTGGCATTCAAGCACGACGTATCGTGTTAATTATTTGGGCTGTTCCGGCAAAGGTTGCCAGTATGTTACGTTTGCATAAGAGTTACTTGGAAAGGTGAACCACTTATCATTAACTCTTTCTGCAACAAAAATACATAAATGATTGCAGCATAAAACTTGTTGAAAATTATCCGGCAATCTATCCTCAACACTGATCCAGCCGTTATTGTTTTCACTCATTTTTTAAGTCCTCTTTGTTTGTTAATTTCATTATTTGTTTTCCTAAAAAGCCTGTTCAATTCTATGTATAGGTGCCATTTTTCCGTCATAATCATTACCAAGTTCTAAGTGCCACGCCAAGCTGATAAATACCAACGCTATCAGTGTAATTTTTACCTTTCTAATGCTCATTTTCTGTTCCTTTTGCTGAATCTAAGGTGCAAGAAACCGCCACACGATTTTCACGGGGAAAAGTGCGGTCGGTTTTGGTTGGGTTTTATTGTTTAATCAGGTTGATTGCCCGTGTCCAATTCAGACGGTCCGATTGCTTAAACGGGGCAATCAAGCGTTGAATGGTTGGGAGTGTGGCTTTGTATTGCCGTTGATATTCGTGATGATGACTAATGACTATGCCGGTAAAGCGTGAACCAATGGCATCTAACGGATCAATCATATCGCCCAAAAGTGTGTTCATTTGGCGATGTCCGCACCATAGCCAAACAAGTTGCTCAAGCTCATACTCGGTAAATTCAAAAGTGAATTTCTTTTCCGGCTCGGGTAGGGCGAGTTGTTTTGGTTGGTTTTTATTTATCAAGATCTTTTCAATTTGTTCATCGCACCAAATGGCAAATTCGACATTTAACCAACGAGCAAATGGAACAGCGAGACGGCGGTGTAGCCAAGTGCCACCATTTACGCCACGAGTGGTTTTTAAAATGCGGGATTTTTCCGTATTTAAATTTTTGCAAAGTAAATCAATATATTCTTGAGTGCTATCTAGACGTAGCCATTCGTTAGGAAGTTTATTGAAATGTTTTGCAATAGCAGTTGCATTGAGATATGCGTCATCTTGGAAGAAAACTTGAGTGCCGTTGTAATCGGCGGTGATGATATTTGTCATTTTGACTCTCCACTTGATATTTTCGATAATTCACCATTTTTCGACAAATGGTGCCGAGAGGTTCGAAAGCCTTCAAGTGGTTAGGCTGGACGTATTTCCCTTGCGGGTATTGTATTAGTCGCCCTCTCGACTTAACGAGATTTCGGCATAAAAAAAGACCGCACTTTGGCGATCCGTTTACTACCGCCACTTGAAAAAGGTTTCGACACCTTAGGCGGATAGTAAAACAAAACCCCGTGGATTGCAACGGGGTTTTTGAAAATTTATTCATCTTCGTTTCGTCTTTGTTGTTGTTCCAGCACAACCGATTTACCTTTTCCAAAACCAGCAAAGTATCCAGCCGTTAATGCACCACCTATTTTCAACACTTCAAGAGCAAACTCCGTATTTCCTGTGTTCATTGCATAGAGAATAATGATCATTACTAATACAGCAATGAGTGCAATGATATACAATTTTCCTTTTTGCAAGGCAGAAAAAATATTTCCGTGATTTAAATCGGTTTGTTGTTTGGCTTCAATCGATCTTTCTGCCAGTCGTTCGTTTGCCTGAATTTCTTCGCGACGCAAAGCTAATTCTTCACGTTTCAGCATAATTTCCTGCTGTTGAAGATGTACAAACTCTTTCATAAAATGCTCTTCTTCAAGCATTTCACTAGGCAAATTTTCTTGTTCTTGCTCGTTTTTCATCGTGCTACCAATACAGGCGTTTTATAAGTAATCTGAAATTTACCGTAACCGGAAGAACCGATAGTTGGCGGGATAAATCTTACTGACTCAATGTTGTTATTCACTGAGTTTCTTTTCGCTTCATTTAAGTACTGGCGGGCTGAAACGTTGCGAACCTTTGTTGGCATAAGCAATTTCGTTTTAGTCATAATAAATACCTTTGGTTGTGCGAAAATCCCTTGTGAAATAGGGTTTCTATGAAAAGAGCCACTTAATGCGACTTGCTGACATTCTGTTGAAAGTGGGTTTAGTTTAGTCTGAATTGGGGGCAGTGTCAAATTTTTCAAAAGCAAAACCACTTATTAAAATGTGAGATATGCCTCAAAATTAAAATGATTTTGTTGAAGATGAAAATCGCTGTGCTATTCTTTTGATCGCCTTTGCTAACCACGAGGTATCTTTTACTGGAATGTGAATTGATTGCGTAATTTCGCCTTCGTAGGTTGCTTGGGAAACTGCCTTTATTTTTTCTTTGGCTTGCTTTGGCGTATCGGCAAAGATATTGATAACCCAAGTTTGACCCTCAAAATGATAAGTAAAGGTATATTCTTTCATTTGGTGCATAAGGAGCTCCTATGTATTTTGAAATTTATAAAGATGCGAAAGGTGAATTTCGCTGGAGATTGAAAGCAGGTAATCACCAATCTATAGCGACAAGTGGTGAAGGCTATACAACAAAGCAAAGTTGCCAACACGCCATTGGCGTTATTAAAACTGTAAATGAACAAACAGAAGTTAAAGACTTGACTGTTGCTTAAAATTTAGCCCTGTAATAACAGGGCTTTTATAAAATGAAACTGTGCATAAGAGCGGTTCGGTTAATTGCGGTTTGTATCAACAACCGGCAACTCAACAAACGCATTGAGCGGTTGCGGTGATAACGATTCTTCCGGTATATCTAATCGTCCGCCTAGCGTTGCATAACCTGCAATATCACGCCAGTGATCGACTTCGTGCGGATTACCGTTTAATATTCTCGCCAACTTTGTCGCTATCATCGTGATTGCGTATTTGTGTGTGCTATCCAGCTTTGTTGATTTTTCAACGTGCTTTAAGATGTCATTAAAAATCACCGCACCTTCGTGAAAATTTCCGTGTGTTTCAGCGCGCTCTTGTAGCGTTTCATTTATGTTCATTTTTCTTATCCTTATCCTTGTCCTAAAATTCTGCTCTTCGCCACTTCGATCAATAGTTGATACTCGCGTTTGGTTTTCTCGTCATGTACTTTCGCCGATTTTGCTAAAAACTCATCGACTGTGCCGGTAAAACAACCTCTTGTAACGATTAAGTCATCCTTGCCATTAAACACTGTGAGTGTACCGTTCTCGGTACCGACATTACTCGCCCAGAAAATCATTTTTCGCTCGGAAACAATGGCGCAAGAACTAACCCAAGCGTTGCCATATACCCAAGCGTTGCCATATACCTCAGCGTTGCCATATACCTGAGCGTCGCCATATACCCGAGCGTTGCCATATACCTGAGCGTTGCCAAATACCCGAGCGTTGCCACATACCCAAGCGTTGCCATATACCCAAGCGTTGCCATATACCTCAGCGTTGCCATATACCTCAGCGTCGCCATATACCCGAGCGTTGCCATATACCTCAGCGTTGCCATATACCTCAGCGTCGCCATATACCCGAGCGTTGCCATATACCTGAGCGTTGCCAAATACCCGAGCGTTGCCACATACCCAAGCGTTGCCAGATTGATCTAAATTTTTCTCTGCTTCGATATAGCCGCCAAGTTCGCCGGCAACTACTGCACCAAAAGAGATTAGGGCTTTAATGCGATATAGCGTTCTGCCCAAATATTCTTTGGTGTCATCTTTCAACAGTTCGTATTTCTTTTGCATTTTGTTTGTCCTATAAAAAAGCCCACGGTTAAGTGGGCGGTGTGGTTCAGAATGGGATTAGCTCATTTCCTGAATGAGCTGTTGATAATATTCTTGGGCAGCACTAACACGTTCTTTGATTTTGTCGATGAGGGTGTTATCACGTTTTACCGTAACCGTTGTAATCCGTTTCTCTTGTGGGATTTGCTCGACTAAATCAATGTAGCGTTCTGGGCTATCATAGCTATTCAACATTTCGTAGGGTGTAGGGAAGAGGACAAAATCAATTTGTGCTTCTTCACAATCCCATAGCCACATATAGCCCTGCATTTGAATGTCATAACCGGCTTTTTTCGCTTTGTCTGCCGCTTCATCAGTAAAAAATGGGTGTGAGCCAATATCCCACGAGCATTTTGTATCAATAATGAGCTTGCGAGAGGGAACGTAAATATCACACTCTCCCGTGATCCATTCATTCTCTCGGCGTTCAGTGTTTTTCTTGAGGGGTAAGCCTCGTTTTCTGCCACTTAATTTAATGGCTTGTTCTTCCAGAAGATTCCCTTTTTCGGTGTATTTGTTGCCTTCAAAATCTTGATAACCAAACAAGTCGAATTTAGCGATTTTTCTGACCGCACTTTTGGCGGTGTCGGAAAGTCCCTCTCCGCCTCTCTTCTGTGGCATTAAGTCAGCAAGTCCCGAACATCGGGCTTTGAATTGGTACATGGTTATTCCTCATTATTGAATGTTACAAATTTTCCCATCGTAGTCGTGGGTGAGATCCAGTTGATATGCGCTGATAATCACAAACACTGCAAGCACAATTTTTAAACCTTTCTTGAACATTTTTTCGTCCTTTTGCTGAAATTTGGGTGCAAGAAACCGCCACACGATTTTCACGGGGGAAAGTGCGGTCGGTTTTAATTAAGTTTTAGAATAAGTGGACTAATCCGCCACTTCGGATGATGGCGTTAGGGTGTCGCACATTGTAGATAATGCGGTTCCAGCCGTTGCCGTGCGTAATGTCTTGATTAAATTCGGTCGTTATCCGTTGCAATGTCGGCAACATCTCTTGTGGAAGATTGCCGTAGCGTTCGTTAAGTTGGCGAATGGCTCGGGCATAATCACCACCGAAACCACCGAATTGTTTTTGCAATTTATCGGTTAGTTCAATGTAGTTGCGTAAGCCATACCATGCCCAGCAGAAATCTTGCATTTCTTTTTCGGTGAGTTCACGCTGATACATTTTCGGAGGTTCTGGCAAAGCAATCTGTTTCGGTTCGTTTCGGTGCATTGCCAAAAAAGCTCGTAGAACAACTAAATGGAATTTAGGGCTGATCCAAGTTGCATAGGCTAAAACAAGTTCTTCGCAGGCGTATGTACTTGGATTTTTACCACCTCGAACAGTTTTTACTGGCAAAGTACAGATCTGTACTTTGTCATTCTCAATTTCTGAAATAAGATCTTTGGTTTGATCTAAACGTAAAAATAAAACTGGTTTATGTTTTTCGTCTCCACCACTTGCTTTGTGAAGATCAGTTAAAGAGTAAAGTCCATCAAGACTACGAATTGAGGTTTTAAGAATTGATAAGTTTGTCATAATGACATCTCCGCTTAGATTTTCTGAAATAATCCACTTCTGACAGTGGAGTCGAGAGGTTCAGAACCCTCCTAAGCGGTTAAGGGTGGACGTATTCCCCGAAGGTATTGTATTAGTCGCCCTCTCGACATAGTCGAGATTTCGGCATAAAAAAAGACCGCACTTTGGCGATCTGCTTACTACCGCCGCTTAAGAAAAGGTTCTGACACCTTAGGGCGGATAGTAGTATAAAGTTTTGGGGTTGTCAAATGGCAAGTTGCTGTAAATGCCGAGACAGTGCAATAAAATCTAATTTACCGCTCGCCACATCTACCATCGTATCATCTAGTCCGTGATCCGGTGGAATTTCTACACCTTGTAGATCGAGATAGGTGAGCATTGTAACCATTGCTGTGCGTTTGTTGCCGTCTGGAAATGCGTGCGCTTTGGCGATGGCTACGGCATAGAGTGCGGCAATGTCAAAGATGTTGTCGGTATTTTCATACAACATCCAGTTATCAATACGTGCTAATGCACTGTCTAGTTTGCCTAAATCCGCTTGTCCTTTTAGCCCCGGTTCGGTTTCTAAAATGGTTTCGTGAATGGCAAGAACGAGTTCAAGAGTAATCATTTGTAGGCTAACGCTTTGATTTCTTTGTTATGCGTTTTGATAATTCTTTTTGCTGCGGAAAGTGCGACCCGTTTTCCGGCTTCACCGTTGAGTTCTATTTTTACCGGTTGGGTATTTTGTTTTTTCATTGTGTTATTCCTATAAAAAAAGCCGTTGGGTAACGGCTTGTAGTGCGGTTATCTTAATCCGAAAGGGCGGTGGGTGTCAAATGTTTAGATTAGTGATTGTCGAATAATTAGCTCTTGGTGTGCTGAAATATCGTCTGATTGCAATGCACATTGTTGAATATATTTTAGATGTTCATTAACTAATATTCCACAATGAAATAATTCAGAATTACCTATTCGATTGCCCAATTCATTTTTATCAAGTTCATAAAATTCATCAAAACAAATCCAAGTATTTTTACTCAGTATAGGGTTACTATTTTGTGGCAAAAAGAATGCTTGATGCGTATTTAACTGACAACCATATTCAAGGGTATATCTCCACCCCTTTGAAGTGGTTTTAGCTACAATCAATTTTTGTGATGTCATACCCAAAATAATTAGGTATTTATCACGCTCTCCGCCATCATTAAACTTGAATTTAGGATGAAATAAGATTGAACCCAACTGAAGCATTACTTTAACACCTCAAGCAGTGCTAGACGTTCAATACTGTCCTTGTGCATTGACTCCCTATTTTGGCTTGGTAATGCTAACTCATAAGGAATTATTTCTTTCTTTTTGCCTTCAACTTCATAGATTTGATGCCACGGTAAACGTTCAAGGTGGGTTGCTTCGACCATATCATCAGCAAATGCATTTTTATATTGCTGTGCTAATGTATTAAGTATTTTTAATTCTCGTTTAGAAAAATGGGTTTGATCAAATTCAGACAAGGCATTAAATTTCAGCATTTCTTGTCTTCCTTTACGGATGGGAATTTGTTCAATTTTGATTTTAGCTAGAAAATCGGCTTCTGGCTGTTTAATTTCTTCATGTAAATCGACAGGTACAGGTCCCATTTTCCAAGCAGAATAATCAAGCCCTGTTACGGAACGCCCTACTTGTTTGTAATGCTCAAAATCAAGGAAATAAAGCAACTTAAAGAGCTTTATTTTCCCTAACTTTTCAACATTTTGAGAAAAAAAAGTAATTACTTGTAACAATTTTTCTCTATTGTGAGTGATGAGCATTGATTTTCCTCTTTTGACTAGTGTGGTTATAGTACTTAATTTTTAATTTTAAATAAAGAATAAGAATTTCTGACGTTATAGTTTCTCCAACTTCTCCAATTCGTCATACTGTTCTTTGCTGAACTCATACATCCCACTATCACACAATTCTTGTAGTGTGGTTTCACCGTTGATGATGTTTTGTTTACACTTCTCAAAGGCTTCATCACTGACGGTCAATTCTGTAAAGTCTGCGTCTTGGATATTGTTATCGACATAAGAAAATTCGCCCTTTTCGGCATCTTTCACTACGGCTTGGTCGGCTAATACTGCACTTTGCATTTCGACAGATAGCGGGGCTTGCTTGGAAAGCAAAAGTTTCATGACGGTTTTCAGGGCCATTGAATCGAAGTTATCCACCCAAACACTGGTGGCTTTTTCCCCTCTTGATTTTTTGTCAAGGTAGGTGCGGTAAGTTTGTGAATAGCGTTGTGCGTGTTGATTGACTTCTTCCTCAGTCATGTATAATTCAGCGGTAAAGCTATTCACCAGTTGGAAATAAGCATAGTAGCCGATAGGTTTTTCGTTTTGCTCCGGCTTTTGTTTCCAGTCGAACACATAGCCGTTAATCGGGTCCTCTTCGATCAGTTGTTTTTCATAAACCGGAACAGCGACTAATCGTTTAAATTGTCCGCTGCGTTGCGCCAGTTGGATTAATCCCTTATAACTGATTTGAAATTGAGCTTCGGTTACTTTCTGCCATTTACCATCTTTATCTTTGTAACTGCGTTGATATGGCACCATGTAAGCAAAACCAAGCCCGTTTTGTAATGGCAAATTCAGCGTTGCTGCCATACAGGCTGCATTGAAAACACTCATTGGAACGGCATTTTTTAACATGGTATTGCTGTTTACAATCTGCATAATACTTGTGGTAAAAGTTGCCGCATTTTTATTGACCAATGCTTTCACTTTTTCAAGAATAATCGGGTGGCTCAAAAAATCCTTGAGCGTTTTACATTCGGATAATTTCACCGGTGCGTTTGGTTTAGTTGGCGTATTTTGTGTCGTTGTCATTTTTTACCTCCATTAATAGGGCGGATGATATTCATTCATTCGTTTTTCGATACGTTTTTCAGCTACATGAGCAATCGCGCGATCACGTAATTCAATGAGCTTGTCAAATGCACCAGAACCGAATGCTAAGTCGTGTAATGCCAGTTCGTCATCATGGTAACTAACGTATTCGTTGATGGCGTAAAGGACGTGTTCATCTTTATTTTCAGCCTCGGATTTAACCACTTTTATTTCTTCCTCAAGGGCGCAATCCCAAGCGGCGAGGCTGTCTAGGTGTTCTTGATGAGCTGAGGCAAGTAAAGGGTTCATTGTTTAATCTCCAAAGTTCGGTCAATTTCTACGTCTATTTTTTGTTTGATTAAGCAAATTTAGCTCTGCTAATCGCTGCTTTCTTTTTTCAATTTCGGTTTCACATAATGACTTGTCGCAGTGGTTTTGGCTTATCCATACTTTCTTTCCGTTGATATATTCCACGGCGATATAGCCCAATCCTTGTGGGTGCGATTGAATGTCATAGTTGCGTGTTTTATTGATTTTCATGATTTAACTCCGCTTGTTTTATTGCTGTGTAGTGGAGTAGTTCCCATTCCGCTTGTGGTGTTAAATTTGGCTGCCAATCCCCGTTTTCTTCACGCCAAAGTTTTCGCATTTCAGCTCGGGTTTCACGGCTGATTTGCTCGCTGAGGTCGTGGTTGTGCCAGTCTGTCGGATTTCCCCAAGCTTGCGAGACACTAAAAATGGCAATCACTACGATTGCGGTGGCGAGTAAAACAAGTGCGCCTTTGCCAAGAAAGGCGAGAAATTCAAAGATTGATTTGTGCATAGTGGCTTCCTGTTTTGGTGGTTCGTTAATAAATACGGTGCGGGAACGCATAGCGATTTGGTTTCGTTGAGATCGCTTTCTTTTCTTTTGGCGTTTGTTCATTTTTGTTTCCTCTAAAAAGTGCGGTTTATTTAGCCACGACCGCAAACGTGGTATCCTTGTGTTTTGTTCAACAACACAGAGGAGAGTATTATGGAAAAAGAATGTATCAGTTATGAAAAGGCGGTAGATTTAGCGGTTCAGCTTGTACCGAAAGAAGAAATCTATCGAGCCAATGGAAATTGGGAAAACGGACTAACTGATATTGTTTCCGCGCTTTTTCAAATTGCTGATGATATTTACAACCGCATTAATCAAGATGATGACGATGTTCAACCTTAATTAACGGAATCGGTTTAATCATTGGCTTTTGTTCAAGCCTGTGTAGTTCAAGCAGTCGGATAATTTCGGCTGCTTTTTCGTTTGCACCGTCAATCGTCCACGGTTTAGTGGCTTCATACTCAAGCACATATTCGCCTTGACAGTTGCTATCTGCTTCTAATTTGAAGGTGAATTTAATGTTCATTTTTGTTTCCTTTTTAGTCAATTTACTGAATTTTGGGTGTAGAAAACCGCCACACGATTTTCACGGGGAAAAGTGCGGTCGGTTTTAGTTAGGTTTTAGATTACTTGGTAGTTATTAGATTTCGGGTTGTAATTCTCGAGGTGTTTTAGCACTCGCCAGTTACTCTCATAGTCGTATTTGAAATCGGCTGTAAGGCGTTTCAGTAGCTTATGAACTTCCCGAATAGTGTGCTTATATTCGTAGGCTTGTCCGTAGATTGCACCGGAATATTTTGAACCGATAGTTTCCATTGCCGGATAAATCATTCGGCAAGTTTCTGTGCCTCGTAAGGCGATAAACCATATCCATGGTAATAACTGAAGTTCGTGTTCGGTAAATTCAAAAGTGAATTTCTTTTCGGGCTCGGGTAAGGCGAGCTGTTTGGGCTCTAACTGATATTTTCCAGTTTTACGAATTTGCGGTAGCACTTCTTCAAATACCCACGCTTCAAAAGGTTCGGCTTCGGGTTTTCTGCTTTTGATGATTAAGCGGTATAAATTCGGTTCGTTGATGAAGATCATTGATTGATTGCCGCCAATCGTAAGGGTGTCTCTAATAGATACACCCTTTGGATTACAATTTTTATGAACCGCTTGTCTAGGGTTGGTGTAATCTAAAATTGAGCAAACATCATTGGCACAGAACCAAAACTCGTTATTTTGATCGGTAATAATACGAACAGGAAGATCTTTAAAATTGAAAGATTGGAATTGAATTTGATTTGACATTTTTTATACCTGAAGTTTAGTTAGTAAACCGAACATTAGTGGTGTTCGGGCTTCAACTACCGCTTCAGACGGCGGAACTTATTTCCTTTCGGTATTGTATTAGGTTCTCTCGACCCGAACATAGATTTACTATGCTAAATTTTAGGCATAAAAAAACCGCTATGCTGTCGGGTGCGGATAACCGCTGAAGTTGTAGTGCGGTTATCTTAATCCGAAAGGGGAGCGGTGTCAATGTTATTTCCATAATGAAATCCTCTCTGCTCAGTGGTAAGATTATCAGCGACCAAACTTTTAATTTATCACTTCAACAAAGAGGATTTTATTATGAATGAGTTGTATCCTATCGTTAGTGGTGCTTTAAGTGGACTAGCAGCCGCAGGTGCTTTGAAAGGACCTATTGAAAGCCTCACACAAATTTGGACTTTAACTATTGGTAGATTTCCAGATAATGCTTATCAGAAATATAAAATAAAACAAGCAGCTAATCTTGAAAAATATGCAAATGAGGTAAAAGAGGAAATAGAAAAAATCCCTGAAGAAAATATTCAAGAACCCAAATTGAGTGTCGTTGGTCCAGCTCTTGAAGCTTCTAAATTCTATATGGAAGAAGATGAAATTAGAGGAATGTTTGCGAAACTAATAGCTTCATCAATGGATAAGACACAATCTAGTAATATTCACCCTTCGTTTGTTGAAATGATTAAAATGCTCAGTCCGTTAGATGCTAAGAACTTATATTATCTTTCTCAAATAGGGGAAGATGCTACGATTTCTGCGGTTCACTTAAAATTCCCTAATGGTACTTTTACTGAGCTATATTCTCATGTTTTCCTAGATAATCCTGAAGTACAGGATATCACTATCATTTCCCCCTCAATTGACAATCTTATCAGATTAAAATTAGTAAATGTCTTCTATGATAGAAAAAGACCCAAAGATGAATTATATGATAAACATAAAAACCATGGGAACTTTATGGCATTGAAAGATGAATATGAAAAAATGAATAGTAATGCCAAGAATATGTTAGCTGACTTAGATAGTGGTAAAATTTATTTTGATAAAAATATGTCTCCCGAAGAAAAAAAAGAAGCTAGAGAATCTCTTGAAATTGAAAAAGAGATTAAATTAGAAATGGGTAAAGGAATTATTGAATTAACAGCTCTTGGCAAAAACTTCTGTAAGGTTTGCCTATGAGTTTTTTTTAACTATTTCTTTAATATCTTTCGCATATTGTTCAAAGGCTTTAGTTTCTTCATTGAAGAACTTATCAAACCACTTCGTTACTTGTGTCATTGTGAACCAGTGGACTAACAGCGATACAAGTAATGAAACTAATGCTGAGGTAAGTATTGTTGAAAGCATATATAGAACCTTTATGTATAAAAAAACCACCTGTTACAGTGGGCAAGTGGAGTGAGACTGGGTCTCTATGTCATTAAAAACCGCTCTCGGTTTAGAGGTTTCAAGAAGATTGGGCGAATTGCTTCGCACAGGGTTTTGAGAGCGGTTTTTGATGATTGCCTTTTTTACAGAAAGGCTAACTGGGTTTATATGCTTTTCCTTGCGAGGATCGGCTTAAAGCACGCAGTATCTCCGATTAAAGTAGTGCAAGTACCTGAATCTGCTTTAGTTTATAGCTTACCTTAGCTCTTTATCTATAAACCATAGAGTTAGGCTTGTAAGGCTCAAGCAAAAGTTAGTTATATGCGGTTAATATTAATTCAGGGAACACGACAATTTCATTTATTAATTTGCTAATCGTTGTTAGCTTTTTAATACCTGTTTCACTATCAGTTACAGTCATTTTAAGACTTAAATCAACTGGGCCATACCACCCTTCCCTTAAGACTTCCTCTCGTTCTTTTTCATCAAAGAGCTCAATAAGAATTTCTTCAACAGTGCGACCGGCATAGATTTCGCTTTCTTCTCCAATCCAGAAGGCTTTTTGCATTTTTTGAATATCTTCAATTGCTTTATCAATGCATTCAATCCCTTTTCCATACCGTAATGTGTCAATAATTCCATTTTCGTGTACAGTAACTGAATATTCTCCGGTATCTATATCTTGAGCAAGTGTAGGGCGGTAATGTTCAATGAATTTCATTCGCTTAGATTGTCGGATTAGCTCGTCATATTCCGACTTTGAAATTGTGATTGTTTCCATTTGTAGTTTCCTCTTTTAAACTCTCACTAACTCCCGACAACCCATTTGTCGGCGTTCTTTGGCTCTGACTTGACCGGATTTGATTTTGCCTTTTACATAGTTATAGTTGGCAATATCAATTAGCTTTTTGTCTCTGCCGGCAAGATTTATCGCTTTTTCAACCTTGTTGCCGATTGGTTTAGCAATTAAAGCTTTTTGCTTTTGAGCGATACGTTTAGCCCGCTTAAAGTTTTTTGCCGGATTAACCGATTTTGTGATGTTCATACTCTTTCTCCTCTCTTATTTCAAACCGCACTTACAATGTGATAAATCCGATACTCTGTCATTTCAGTGTAACCTTGTTACCGTCAAATTCATTTCTCGTTATTTAAGAGAGTAATCGCGGTTTGAAATAAGCCTTGTTTTACTGCCGTTCAGCGTGGGGGTCATTAAACAAGTTAACCCGATTCCACTTAACTAAATTGTGTCGCAACCGTAGATAACAGATTAAGTACAACAATCTCTTAACCTCTTACGGTATATAGATTTTTAAAGAACATTCAAACCACCGTCTCTGCTTATCTCTCGGCTTTCGCCTGCTCGGGTGGAAAGGTTAAGAACCTTTATTCAAGCCCTCCTCAAAGAGCTTGGTAAAAATTCTTAAGCGAGGGCTTGAGCGGTGATTTCAGCACAGGCTTTGATATTTTTCGTTAGCTCGTCCATAAATCCACTCTCTTGTTTTTGATATAGACGATATAACTCTTGAGTGCTTTTACCGCTTTTCTGTGCCATTAGCTTGATACTTTCTACCAATGCCATTGAAAAGAAATTTTGGTTTTCAAGAAGTTGTTTAGCTGTCATGTTATTTCCTTAGTGGGTGTTTTGTTTTGATGTGGTTATTATCACGGTTTGAAATTTAAAAGTCAATAACAAAAAGTGATTTATTTTGTAAAACATATTTCAATTTGTTATTGTTTGATTGATTTTTAAGAGAATAATTTTTTGATGAAGTAGTTTGATTGCTTGTTTTTTGAACAATAAATAAGGCTTAAGCGTGGATTTGGGGATAAAAAGGGAAGTGCGGTCAGTTTTTCGGTTATTTTCGTGGTGGTATGAGGATGTTAACGAAATAGATTTCGTCGAGATAAAAGAAAACCGCCATGAGGGCGGTTACAATGAGAAACCGATAACTATCTATGAGAAATGGTTTAAGAATAGATGTTAGTTCCGACAAATTTGTAATTGCCTGCAACGTCGATCATCAAACTTTTTCTTCAAAGCCTGTAATTTTTCTTTGCTAGCTAATTTGGGGAGATTATTTCGAACATTACTTCTTTTTTGTGCGCTCGCTATTTTATCACCGAAGTAGCGGACAAACAATTCGTACTCAGGTTTTGCCTGTGGCTCAATTTGATAGTACGAAATTTTACCATAGATTGCACACAGCCAATCGGCACACTGAATTGTTTGATATAATTTGCTATCTACTTGCATTGGTGCTTCAATGAGCTGAAACCTGCCGTTTTGGTGCATTTCGTAGATTGATTTTTTTACTAAATCTGCGCTACCTTCGCTATCATCCATAAAAATAAGGAACTGGGCATCTTCAGATTTAAATTCATCATCTAGCCGTTTGATTATCTCTGTTAGACTTGATTTATAGACTTCCTGTGGGTTATGCTGTTTAGGATCTCTAAATTTTGCTTCTCCAACATAAAAGAGAAATCCGCCTTTTGACGTGATTCTATTAATGATTCTTGAGGTAGATCGAATTAAGAAATCTTTGTATTTTTTTAGGTTAACTACTGAATACTGCTGAGAACCTTTCTTTTCCCAAGTAGAAAGCTGAAACCTTTCTCCATTACTTTTGGCTTTTTCTTTGGCTTGCTTAATGTCAAAATTTTGAAAAAGTTTAAGTTTTAAATCAAAGAAGAATGAGGAGAATGGACGAACTGCATTAATTGGTAGAACAAATCCCCCTAGCCCAAATGCGGGGTGAGTGTTGTGCTGTGAATGTTCTGATGATATGTATGGGCCTATATGACCGAATTCATCAAGATAAACGATATAAGTTTTAGCCATATTTTCCTTAGCCTAAAAGCACGGAAGCTCAACCACATAGATTGAGCCCCGGAATCAGCAGCAAACATTGCATTTCAGCAATGCCTGCTTCTGCATGTGGATATTACCCTATATTTTAGAATTGTCAAGTAAAATTTAACCATGTTGGTTAATAAACAAAGAAAACCGCACTTAATGTGCGGCTTGGGTGATTTTTTCAGCTTGTTCTATTAAGTTGGTGAAGGGGACTGCGCTAGCTAAGGCTGAAATGATTTGGATTTCTTCCTCGGCTTTTTGTTTGAATAAATCTTGGCTATTGCGATCATCAACAACAACAATGATGGTTCTATTATCAAGATCGCTGCTACTTACTACATCGCCAATTTTTCTCATTGCTGCACCTACCGCTTGCGGTGTTGGTTGGATAGCTAAGAAAAGCTGATTATCTACGGCTAAATCAAATTTATATTTGTGACCGGATATACCTTGGACTTTTGGTTCACGGCTAAAAATAGATTGCGGTTTAAGCAGCCTTAGATAATTTTCTACGTCTTGAGCAAGATTATTAATTTCATCACTTATACCAAGCTGTTGATATTCGTAATTCTTGATAATACTGAACACACTTAAATAATCTGAAATGGCATAGGGTAAGTCACTTTCTTGTGTCAGCATGTAAAGCTCGCCATCTTCTTCAACACAAACATTAGAGTGGGTGAAGTTAACTCTATCACGCAATGCGTTGACGGTAGATTTGGTAACAGGAAGCCCTTGGGTGTGAAGATGAAAAATACTATCTGCATCATCCGTAATCATAATTTGGTTCCCACAAGGCACAAGATAAAAACAAAAGGCACTCCCATCTATCCATCGGAAAGATGTGTGAATTGCAAGCCCCTTTTGACCGTCCACTGTATCGACTTCTCGACAAGTGAAAAGTGGGTGATTTGCTAGCCAATTACAGTTCATCATTATGTTCTACCAAAGAGTATTGTGGAAGGTTTCCAGTAAAATCAAGCTTTATTTTATTACAAAATAGTTTAAACCAATTTACAACATCATCAATAGGGTACTCTTGTTCCACCAGTTGAAGTTTTTCACCGATATGTTCATGACAACCGTAAATATCTTCATTATTGTCACGTGATGATTTGTTATCTTCATGAGCAGCTTCAAGTTGATATGCTCGATATTTTACTCCATTTTTTTGTTGAAACAATGTCAATACTGTTTTTTCTCGTTTTATTCTTTTGGGTCTTTTATAATCGAGTTGTACGTTTACGCTGGTTAATGTGCCTTTAATTATCGGATCTCGCTCGTCGTAAGGAATGAATTGACAAGTGACATAATTACGATTGTTAGCTGGTTTCCACTGTAAATCCTTATTGTAACTTTTAGGAATATCCATTAATGCTTTTGCCTCTGTGTAAGGCAAACAGTTTAAATGATTTGGTTTTATCATTAGATTTTTCTCTTTATTATTTTGAATTTAGTGAAATTTTATCTAAGTTACAACAGATTCATTTTATTCACAGTTACATTACCCCACAAAATTCAACTTCCGGCTTTCTATCACAACGCTCTATTCGTTCTTTTGGCTATTCTCAAAATTCAACTTCTGGCTTTGTATTACAGTTATAGCCTAGGCTTCGTCTTTAATTCTGTCTAATATTGGCTTAATAATTTCTACAAGTTTTTCTTCCAGATTCTGTTGCTCCCATAAGGCATTCCAAATGGCATCTTCTGATAGCACACTATAATTTCCTTTTGTATCTAAAGTATATTTTTTGGAACTATAGTGTAGGTCTAGCCACGTTGGTTGGTGATAAAATTCTTCAAGTTCCTGAACTAACTTAGTTGCTTCCTCCCAGTATTTTAGGCTCTGAGCTAATTCTTTTTGTAATTCAAGCAACCGCCCGTAGCTATCTTGGGCTTTTTGAATTTTCTGTTGCATTTTTACTCCTAATTTATATTGATTCTTGCCTGTAATAAAATCAACTTCTGGCTTTGGTGGGCTCTCATTACAAGCCTTGTCGATGCTCAACGGCTACACCTATAATGCGTATCTCTTGGTTGAGAGAGCTTAATGTTGGGAATACATCGTTAAGCGGCACTAATTCAAAGTGTGGAGAACCCCATTCATCAAAAGTACCAAGTTCTTTATATTTCTTAAATGTTGCTTCACCATCACCATTAACAGCCGCAACAAATTTGCCCGGTGTCGGAGCAAGGTCCGGATCGATTAACACTAAATCCCCTTCGTGAAAGCGTGTTTCCATTGACTGTCCGGATATTTGCAAAAAGAAAGCATTTTCGGAAGCCAGTGTGTTGGTTGATAAAAATTCAAAGCCCTCATCAATGTTTTGGAGATAATCAATTCCGGTCCATAAGCCGGCTTGTACTTTGCTAAGCAGTGGATATTCGCGAGATCTTACAATTTTTATTGGTTCAACATTGGTATCAAAAGCCAAAACTTGTGGATCTACATTTAGGACTTTTCCTAAGATTTTTATATCATCAAGATTCGGTGTTCGATTACCTTTCTCATAGTTAGCTATTCTTGGTTGCCCCCAATTTGAATTTGTTTTATCTAGCTGATTGCTACGTTCAGCTAATTCTTTTTGACTTATACCAAGTTGCTCCCTGTAAGCCTTGATTCTTTCACCTAACGTTGTTGACATTTTTCCCCCTTGTTTTACCTGCAATCTATTTTAATACGTTCCGTTATATTTTCATAATTTCAAATTGCAATTGCCAAACATTTCTTTTTGTGATTTTATTTGTATGGGATTTATTACAAATGGAAATATATATGAACAATATTGCAAAAATCCGCAATCAAATTGGTGTAACTCAAACTCAATTGGCGAGCAGTATTGGCTGGAGTCAACCAAGAATTGCAAATTACGAAACCGGAACCCGTAAGCCATCATTGGCTGTAGCGAGACAAATCATCGTAGCACTAAACACTTTGGGTGCGAATGTCTCTCTTGACGATGTTTTCCCTGTTAAAAACTAATTTACCCGATTCCCCCCAAATGAAAACCATAAAAAACCACAGGAAATTATGGCGATGAAGAAAATGATTATTGAGATGATCGAGAAAGTACCGGGCGGTAAAAGTGCGGTCGCGGGCTTTCTTGGTTTTTCTGAAAGTGAGCTGAACAATCGGCTCTATCAGACGAAAGGGCAGCGATTTAAGACGGAAGAGTTAATCGCTATTCAGCAAGAGTACGGCTTAATGGATTTTACCGATGAGATTTGCAGATTATCTGGTGGTCGTTTTGTACCGAATGTAGCAACAGATGAATTAGACAATGCGGAGTTATCCCTATTGCAGATTCAAGAATTATCTGCACGCGGATTACTTTACAAAATCTTAGAGCAGGCATTGCAAGACGGTGAAATTACCTCACACGAGGAAGACAAAATCCGTCAAGCCTTGAGCAAACATCTATCGGCAACGCAGCTTTCGATTGAGAGTGTGATTGTATTAAACAAACGGCAATAAAAAACCACGGCTGCAACCGTGGTTAATTCTATAAGGAGATTTCCTATGTGTAGAAATAAATCCAAATTCAGGAATGATTATACGCATTATTCTCCTTTTTGGCAAGCCTTGGAATATCGAAAACGATTAAAACAGTTAATTGAGCAGGGGATTTCAATTGATGAACTTGATAAACAATCCAAAAGGCTTTTTAAGGAGTTGAATGATGAGTAACGTTGTGAGAATTGAAGAGCTACGTTTACAACAAGTAGCAAAACAAAAAACAGAACAGCAAGGTGCAAAGAAAGTGAGTGTTGATGATGGATTCACGGCAATTCCGAATGAGCTTTTAAAAGCTATCTTACGCTCAAAAGTGTTGGGTTGGAAAGGCTCTTACTTATTAGCCACTATTCTTAAAACACTCTCTTGGCACAAAGAAAGTGATTGGTTTACACATTCACAAGTCTGCGAAATGATGAATATTGAACCGACAAAATACCATATCAATCAACTTTCGGCAGCAAGAAAAGAATTGATTAAAGAGCGGGTTTTATTTGAGTCTGGCAAGAAAACTGGTGTAAATCTAGATGTTTTTAAGTGGGAAATGGTTAATCCCGAAAAAGTAGGGAGTTCCCGAAATAATAGGGATTTAATTCCCGAAAAAGTAGGGAATGGGTATCCCGAAAAAGTAGGGAACACAAAAGAAACTATTACAAAAGAAAAAATAAATACCCCCATTATCCCCCAAGGGGAGAATTTGCCTGACGGCAAATCCTTGGCGAAAAGCCCACGTCGTGTTGGAGAAAAAATTAATTTTGACCAAATCGCAGAATGTTGGAACAGCGAAAACGAAAATCGTGGTGGACAATTGCCATTCGTGGAAAAAATCAACGACAAGCGAAAGCGGGCAATCAAAAAATTTCTTGGTGAATTGAAAGCGCCAACGGCGGAATGTGCGGCGAATTATTTCCGTGCGTTTTTCGAGGCAATGAAACCGCATCATTGGGGCGAAAACGATCGGGGTTGGCGGGCAAATTTTGATTTTGCCATCCGTGCCGATATTGTGCTACGGGTTCGGGAGGAGGCGCTGTAATGACGACAGGAACCGTGAAAATCATCCCACACGATGTAACAGCCGAGCAGATGGTTCTCGGGGCATTAATGCTTGCGGGTGTGAATGAACGAACCAATCCGATTTTTGGCATGCTCAAGCCGGAGAGTTTTTACACTTACGCCCATCAGCGAATTTTTGCAGAGATGAGAGCCTTGGCGCAAGCGAACAAGCCGATTGATTTACTCACACTTGAGCATAGTTTGAAATCGAAAGGTATCAGTGAAGACGTGGGCGGCTTCGCTTATCTTGCCGAAATATCCAACAATACGGCAAGCGCCGGAAATGTGAAAGCGTACGCTGAAATCGTACGTTCTGAGGCGGTGAAACGTTTTACCTTGTCGAAACTGCAAGATTGTGAGGCATTAATTTTTGAACAAAACGGTGCGCCGGTTGAAGCACGTTTGGAGACGATTAGCCGTTTAATGTCTGAAATTGCGGATTATTCAAGAGAGGGCAAAGTTCAAGGGCTACGTCGTGGTCGTGATGTCGGAAATGACTGGTTGAACGACTATCAAACACGCTTGCTTAATCCTGAATCGGTGCGTGGATTAAGTTCCGGGCTTTCGGATTTAGATCGCTTACTTGGCTCAAAAGGGTTAGTTAGACAATCCCTTGCTGTTGTGGGCGCACGCCCTAAGTGCGGTAAAACGGCGTTTTATTCGTTGATGGCGGAAAACTGCATTTTGAATGAGAAGAAACCCGTTTTGTTATTCAGCCTTGAAATGTCCGGTAAAGCCATTTTTGAACGGATGATCAGTAAACGTGCGGACGTGAATAGTCATGCGTTTTATGAATCACAGCAGAATGAGGAGGCGTTTAACGAGAAATATCATCTTTACCCTGAAACGTTTAACAATAAGGTGGCAAGTGCTGTAGGCGATTTAGTCAATGGTGATTTACTTTATATCGATGACACACCGGGAGTATCAATGGCGCACATCCGCAATGAATGTCGCCGCATTAAGCGTGAACGGGGAGAAATTGGTTTGATTGGCGTCGATTACCTCACCTTGATGAAAGCAGAGAAAGCCGAGCGAAACGATTTAGCCTATGGGCAAATTACCAAAGAATTAAAAAATCTTGCACGCGAAATGGATTGTGTGGTTTTACTCCTTACACAATTAAACCGCAACCTTGAGAGTCGTGCGGATAAGCGCCCTCTGCCGAGTGATAGTCGTGATACAGGGCAAATTGAGCAAGAGTGTGATTATTGGTTCGGTTTATATAAAGAATCGGTTTACAACGAAAATGCCGATCCGTATTTGACGGAGGTGATGGTGAGATTAAATCGCCACGGTGGAACGGGTAAGGTTTATGTCGATCAGAAATTTGGTGCGATGTTTGAATGTGATCAATTAGAGGCTGAACGACGAGCAGAAATGGGTAAGCCGGATAAAAAACAACCACGTTATAAAAAAACGGAAAAGGATGAATTTTGATGAGTAAATACCTATGTCCTAAATGCGGTGGTGAGATTGAGGATTGCAGTGTCGGTGATGAATTGGGGTGGTTTGAAGATGAACCCTTTCGCTGTGCCGGCCATTACACGGGACGATTCCCGAATGTCAGTCGGGATTGTAGTTTAAACCGCACGAAGTCTTGCGGTTGGTTTAAGTTGGAAGAATTGAAAAAGTGCGGTGGGTATTGTGGCTAAATTTCAGATGACGAAGTTACCGGGGGGAACTTTTGTGCCGGCAAATGAAACGGAAGCCGAAGCCTTGCAGAAGTTCCGCAACGGCGAGCAATACGAAATTGAAATTAAGCAAGTTCGTAATCCGGCATTTCATCGTAAGGTTTTCGCCTTTTTTAATTTCTGTTTTGAGCATTGGTCGGTTGATAAAACCGAGTGGCAGTATTTTGACGAACGCAAGCAATTTGACACGTTCCGTAAGCATTTAACTGTGTTAGCCGGATTTTATGAAACCACTTACAACATCAAAGGTGATGTACGGATTGAGGCACAATCTTTGAGCTACGGCAACATGGAACAAGACGAATTTGAAAAGTGTTACTCCGCATTAATCAATGCAGCACTCAAAAATATTTTCGGTAATACAACCGATGAAAATGTGATTAATCAGTTATATGCATTTTTTTAGCGAGGAAAAATGAGAATTAAACTACTCAAACCGAAGAAATGCAAAGTGTGCAGTAAAGAATTTACTCCGTTTAACTCAATGCAAAAGGCTTGTTCTCCAAAATGCGCAATAGAGCTCGTTCGAAATAACTCACAGAAAGCCCGAGAGAAAGCGGAGATGCAAAGGCTAAGGGAACGTAAGGTTAAATTAAAAAGTCGCTCAGAATGGCTGAAAGAGGCGCAATCGGTATTTAATAAATTCATTCGTCTGAGGGATAAAGACGAGCCTTGTATCAGTTGTGGTCGCTATCATCAAGGGCAATGGCACGCAGGGCATTATCGGAGTGTAGGGGCTTGTCCTGAATTACGGTTTTGTGAACTCAATGTACATAAGCAGTGTGCGCCTTGTAATGACCATAAAAGCGGAAATGTAATTGAATATCGAATCAACCTTGTGAAGAAAATCGGTGCAGATAAAGTGGAATGGCTAGAACGCCAAGACCACGATCCGAAAAAGTACACGATCGAAGATTGCAAAGAAATTATTCAGTATTACAAAGAACAAATTAAAGGGATGACTGATGCGTAAATTTAGCGATTTAACTTTAACAAGTGAGCAAGAACGATTTGTTGATGAATGGATGTACAAATGGGGAGCTTGGGTGCGTTCCGGTAGGCTTAATAAGGCTCAAGTGAATATTATCGCTAGATTAATGCAATCGGTAATTCCGGCTGAGCCCAGTGAGCCAATTTGTAATGATGATGAAGGAGTTATGATTAGTCAGGTTGTGGAACAATTCTTTGTAAAAAATGACCGAATTTTACATTTTATTTTGTTTGCTTACTACGTAAATAAACGTACTGTAAATTTTATTGCCAATAAACTACGTGAAAATTGCGGAGAGATTCAAATGCAGCCTTGTGCAGGTAAACCAAATATTCGAGTGCCTAGCGCGCTTACTATGCGTAGAAAAATTGAAAAAGAATTGATGTTTGCAAAATCAATAATTCACGAATTGCTTGTAACTGGTTTTGTATTGTTGCGAACTGGTCGAGAAAATGCAAAAAATATTAAAATCACTTATTGACTATCTTGATAACTTGATATACTATTTCAGTATATGGTGGTCGTTGTGTAACTGATGTTCACCGAATGAATTTAGTAGCCCTGATTGGTTTAACCCGTCAGGGCTTTTTATTTGAGATGAATTAATCTATAACCGTTTATTATTCGTCCATTTAGATAAGGACAAATTATGTCATTTGAGAAACGAAAAAAGCTCGCTGATTTAAAAGCGGATAGCAATGCATTATTTGAACATCGTTTAGCTGTTTTGCTTGAGAAGAAAAAGCAAGTTGTTTCTTCAATACGTGACGAAGCGATTTACTTTCTTAATGAGCAAGGATTTTCTATCAATAAATCTGTCTTAGTGAATTCTCCACTACAAGTAGAGGCTGATTACAAAGGCTCAATGAAAATTAAGATTGTGCTTTCAGATCCTGCTGATAGCTTTATGGGAGCTGATATTATTCTTGATGTTGATTATTTAAAGCAAAAATTTGAGTTTACTGTCGATTTATTTAGACAATCATTTGATACCATTTGGGAAGATGATTTAGACAAAGCAATTTTAGACTATATCAGCCAAAATGAGAAAATTTCTGAACTCAATGCGGCAGATATTAACGGGAATTATAAAATCACTTTAATTAAATCACAAAATCAAAAAACGGAATTTGAAAATATTTCCGATGTATTGAAATTCGTTTTAGAAATGTAAAGAAGGAAAGACGGGGCTAGTGCTAGACGCTATCGGTGGAGAGGGTTAGAAAGTGTACATATCTAATTTTTCAGTGCTTCCGTGAGCTTAAGGCTCGACCGAATTAAAAATTAATTGATGAGATAACTTACAAGCTCAGTTTGATAACTGGGCTTTTTTATATAACAGGTTTTATTATGCCGACTAAAGATCCAAATAGCTGGGAATCTTTTTTACGCTGGCTCCCTTTGGTGATTATTGGGTTATTTGCCGGCGTAGCGAAATATGCAAGTGATATTCAAGCCGGAAAGCTCCACTTTAGCGTGGGGCTTTTTTTATGCCAAGTGGTTGTATCTATGTTTGCCGGTTGGATTGGTGGATTGTTATGTTTATATTCCGGTTTAGGGCTTGAGCTTACCTGTGTTGGTGCTGGACTTGCTGGTTACGGTGGGGGCGCAGTGCTTAATGCAATTTGGCGCGGTTTCTTCGTGTCTAAACTGGGGATTAAAGATGAAAATTAGTGAAAAAGGAATTGAATTTATTCGTCAGGCAGAGGGTGAGAAATTAACTGCATATCCTGACATTGTTGGGGTTTGGACGATTGGTGTCGGGCATACCGGATTTGTGGATGGAAAATCGGTCTCACGTGGAATGACAATTACGAAAGAAAAATCCAAAGAGATTTTGATTGCGGATTTAAAGCGTTTTGAACGTGCGGTCATTTCTGCCGTTAAAGTTTCCCTCACTCAAAATCAGTTTGATGCACTTGTTAGCCTTGCATTTAATATTGGCGAAGGTGCTTTTACCCGTTCAACGCTGGTGAAAAAACTCAATGCCGGCGATTATAAAGGCGCAGCGGAACAATTCCTTGTTTGGAAAAATGCCGGTGGGCGAGTGTCACAAGGTTTACTCAATCGGCGTAAACGCGAGAAAGCGATGTTTGAGGTGTCTTGATGTGGTGGATGTTTATTATTAAAAAACTCAGTGCAAATCTATTGGCTTACGGTTTCAAGCACCTGAATAAGATTGCGGTATTTTTTGTCGCCATCTTTGTTATGGCGTTACTTTATATACAACACGCAAATAAATTAAATATCGAGCGTCAATCTGCGGTGATTAATTCGTTGCACGAGAAAGTGATTCAGCGGGACAAGATTATTGACGAATTACATGAAGATGTTGGCGAGCAACGCAAAATAGCTGAAAAGCGTTTAGAGCAAGAACAAACGATTCGGGAACAAAGTTATGCGCAAATTCAATCTATTAAAAAAATGCTGGAAAGTAATCAATGTAGCGATGTTACTTTGCCTGCCGGTGTTGTTAACGAATTGCGCAAGTAAGCCTGAAATTGAGTATCGTACGATTGCTTTTTCACCACCGGTGAGTTTGCTCGCACCTTGTATGCAGCCAACATTTCACGGTTCAACTTTTGGGGAAACGGTGGAGTATGCCTTGTTGCTTAAACAAGAGTTAAAGTTATGCGGCAATAAGGTTGAAGGGATTCGGGAATATGTAGAGGCAAGAAAAAGTGCGGTGGAAAATGGGAAAGAAAAATAACTACCCAAATTTTTTAGGGGGATTTGTTTTAAGGATTTTCTATGCTGGACGTGAAAGGAAAATCCACGTCTAAAGGGCGTGGGCAGCCTACAAAATATAAACCGGAGTATGTAATCCAAGTTGAAAAACTGTGTTTACTTGGGGCAACAGATAGAGATATAGCAGATTTTTTTGAAGTTGCTGAATCTACCATCAATAACTGGAAAATTGAATATCCTGAATTCTTGGAGTCCATAAAAAAAGGGAAGTTATTAGCAGATGCAAATGTAGCAAATAGTCTCTATAAAAGAGCATTAGGCTATGAAGCTCCTGATATTGATATTCGGGTGATTGAAAATAAAATTGTCGAAACGCCGTTAATTAAGCATTATCCACCCGATCCAACATCAGCTATTTTTTGGCTCAAAAACAGACAGCCTGATAAATGGCGGGATAAGCAAATACAAGAAGTCTCTGGTGTAGATGGCAGTGCGGTACAAATCGAAGTAAAAAAGGAAATCGATCTTTCGGTATATTCTGATGATGAACTTAGACTTCTTAGAAAGCTTAAACATAAACAATCTGAATTTGGAGTTAGCGAGGCGTAATCTATTTGATTTTACCCTTGAGACGAAACCCGACTTTGTGACGGGGTGGTTTAATGAAATCGTAGCCAAAGAGTTACAGCAATTCTATGAAGATGTAAAAGCGGGTAAGCAGCCTCGATTAATGATATTTGCTCCGCCCCGTAGCGGAAAAAGTGAATTATTTAGTCGCCGTTTCCCTGCATGGGTATTTGGTAAAGATCCTGATTTACAGATTATTGCTTGTTCCTATTCTGCCGATCTTGCAAGCCGAATGAATCGTGATGTGCAGCGAATAATGGATGATGAAAGTTATCACGGTATTTTTCCTAATTCATCATTAAATGAAAAGCGTATTGCAACTGTATCCGGTCAGCCTTTACGCAATAGCGAGATTTTTGAAATAGCAGGACACCGTGGTGCATATCGTTCTGCCGGTGTGGGTGGAGGTATCACAGGTATGGGGGCTGATATAGCAATTATTGACGACCCTGTAAAAGATGCCAAAGAAGCCAATTCTCAAACCGTGCGTGATAGCGTGTGGGATTGGTACACTACGACACTTTATACCCGTTTGTCGCCCAATAGTGGCGTTCTGCTGGGAATGACAAGATGGCACGAAGACGATCTAGCCGGACGGCTTATTGAAGAAATGAAAAAAGACGGCGATCAGTGGCGAATTGTTTCTTTTCCCGCAATTGCCGAACAAGATGAAGAATTTCGCAAAGAGGGGGAGCCGTTACATCCTGAACGATTTAATTTAGAACGTTTGATCAAGATAAAAAAAGCGGTGGGTTCTCATACTTGGAACGCCTTGTATCAACAACGCCCTACAAGTAAAGGTGGAGGCATAATCAAAGGGGCTTGGTTCCCTCGTTATCAAGTACCGCCGATTATTAAAATTAAAGGTATTTACGCTGATACGGCTCAAAAAGCAAAAGAACACAACGACTACTCCGTATTTCTCGTTGCCGGCAAGGGGGCTGATGGAAAAGTTTATATTCTTGATCTGATTCGAGGTAAGTGGGAGGCCCCCGAACTTGAGCAAAAACTCAAGGATGTTTGGAATCATCAAAAATCAATTCGAAATACTGGTTATCTCTCTCGTGTAAACATTGAGGATAAAGCAAGCGGTACATCGTTGATTCAACGTATTCAGCGTGAAGCAAGAATACCAATTAAGGCTATTCAGGTTGATGCCGATAAATATACTCGAGTGCTTGGTGTTCAAGGGTATATCGAAAGCGGTTATGTGTGTTTACCTGAAAATGCTTACTGGGTAAAAGACTTCGTTGCAGAATGTGAAGCATTTACCGCAACAGATAGTCACGCCCACGACGATCAGGTTGATAGCCTAGTAATGGCTATTGCTGATTTGCTTGGAAAACCAAAATCCCTACTGGATTGCTAATTATGAAAATTAATGACAATTTACAATCTTTTGCTTTAAAACTCGGTGTAAAACAGGAAAAAACCACCTATGTTAGAAGCTCTACACTTACCGAAGATAGAGAACAGCTTAATGCACTATGGGCTGAAAATTGGGTTGCCCGTAAAATTTGCATAAAACGCCCACAAGACATGGTTCGCCGTTGGCGTGATGTGTACTCAAACGATTTAGAGGCAGAGCAACTTGAAGCCTTCGAAAAGTTAGAACGGAAACTAAAATTGCGTGAAATCCTCGGTGAAGCGTTATCGTGGTCAAGCTTATATGGCTCTGTGGCAATTTTAATCGTTACCGATACGCTAAATTTGAATGTTCCACTACAACCAACAGAGCAAATTAAGCGGTTAGTTATTCTGCCCAAATGGAAAATATCGCCTTACGGGGAGAAAGATGAAGATGTACTCTCGCCTAATTTTTCAGGTTATTCTTACTATCAAATTAATGGTGCATTAAGTGTACATTACTCAAGATTAGTTATTTTAAATGCGGCCAAATCCCCCTTATCTGATGAAGATATTTGGGGGATTTCTGATTTAGAAGCCGTAATTGAAGTGTTAAAACGATTTGATGGTGCAAGTAAAAATATCGGCGATTTAATATACGAGAGCAAAATTGATATTTTCAAGATAGCGGGGCTTTCCGACAAAATTAGTGCTGGTATGGAAGCTGATGTAGCGAAAGCAATTAGTGCTGTTCAAGATATTAAATCTGCGACAAATAGCCTACTTCTTGACCCTGAAAATGAATACGAACAAAAAGAGCTTAGCTTTGGCGGATTGAAAGATCTGTTGGTTGAATTTCGTAATGCCGTAGCCGGTGCTGCGGATATGCCGGTTACGATTTTATTCGGGCAAAGTGCGGCTGGATTCGCAAGTGGTCAAGAAGACATTGATAACTATCACGAAAGTGTACACCGATTGCAAGAAGAGCGATTACGACCCGTGTTAGAACGTATAGATCCTTTGTTGTGCAATATGGCATTCGGAAACTATCCGCAAGATTGGTGGTTTGAATTTGTACCGCTGAAAGAACTCACTCAAGAACAACAAATCAATATGTTGAATACCTTTGCAAGTGCGAGCAATGTCTTTATTCAAAATGGGATATTAACCGAAAATCAGATAGCAAACGAACTTAAGGAAAGTGGCTTGTTTGCTAATATTTCTGCCGAAGATATTGAGGATATGAATAATGTTGATGAATTTGCCGGAGATTTTGAAAAATCAGAAGAGATGGAAGGCACGGAAATTCAAGCCGGTTAAGAGCAGTAAGCGGACAGAAATTTGGTATCATCAACAGCTTAAGGTATTCGTCAAAAATATGACGAGCAACATTGAAAGGGCTTTGCAACGACCGCAAAGTCCTTTTTTTATGGATAGTGCTGATGGGTTCCAGGCGATCAGTAAACAGGCTTTATTGGATTACCTGAAAAAATACCAAGAAAAAGACCGCACTTCTGAGGCTGAATACATCGCTCAAGGGTTTGTAAGCCGTGGAAATATCCAAAACCAAAGGGAAGTATCAACAAATCTTAAAAATCAAACAGGCGTTGATTTAGCAGCGTATTTAAACAATAGCCCGAATATCAAAGAGAAGTTGGAGATGACGCAATTATGGAACGTTTCTCTTATTTCTAATTTGCAGGCAGATTCAGATTATTTAAACAAAATCAACAATGCGGTGACCCAGTCTGTTTTATCCGGTGGGGATATTAAGGATTTAGCCGCTCAAATTAAGGAAATCGCAAAAGTATCTGAAAAGCGTGCTGCATTAATTGCACGAGATCAGACATCAAAATTTAATGCTGCATTGACACAGGCTCGCCACGAAGATTTGGGTGTTAAAAAGTATATGTGGAGCACTGCGGGTGATGAGCGTGTGCGAGATAATCATGCTGAAAAAGATGGGCAGATTTTTGAATATGCTAATCCACCTGAAGATACCGGACATCCAGGGCATGATATAAACTGCCGATGTGTTCAGATTGCCGTGTTTGATGAGGTGCACGAAAAGCAAATCAATGAGCAGTTGGAGAAGCAAGATGCCGGTAAGGCGATTGCAATAGAGGCGTTTGATTTTCAGGCTAAGGAAATTGCTAAAGACGATGTTGCATTATCATTTGTAAAGAACCGTAACTTATCTAAACCTGAAGCGGTGATATTGCGAGAATATACAGGACATTCCGCACAACAAATTAACGCTGACTTGCGCAGTAACAAACCTAGCTTAAAAACATTATCATTTGCCAGGATCTTAAACCGTGCATTAAATAAATTACCGTCTTATAAAGGTAAGGTATGGCGTGATGTTGATTTGCCAGAGAAAGTGTTGGCACTATACTCTGTTGGTGAAATTGTTACTGAAAAAGGATTTGTAAGCTCAAGTCGTGATGAATTTGAGCGGTTTGATTCTGCACGTCCTCATAGACTTCTTATTCATAGTAAGAACGGTAAGATTATTGAGAAAATAAGTATTCTCCCGTTAGAGTATGAGGTATTATTTAGATCAGGAACAAAATTTAAAGTGCTTAAACGAACCCAAAAAAAAGAGTATCTGCTCATTGAGTTACAGGAGCTTTAAATGCGCAAAGAATATACTGACCCTGATATTTATAAAAGAAACCTCGATCGCCACATGAATAGTGAAAATATTAAGCGATCTGAATACTTAATGATGTGGATGTATCAATTGCTTACTGCAGAAACAAAATTTGGTACACGAGAGGCCGTGCTTTATCGGGTTCAAAAGCGTTTTACTGGCGATGTAAGCTTTGATGAAGCTGTGGAAAAAATGGATAAATTAATCTCAGAGGCAGAAACAGAAGAATTAATGCAGTAAATTTATCCAATACGGTCGAATTGTCACAATACAGTTCGGTCTTTTTGTTGAATTTTTATAACCCGCTTGAATTGGCGGGTTTTTTATTGGAGAAAATAATGAAATTCACAGATAAAACAGAACAAGCCAAAACACAGCGAACCATCACAAAAGATGGTTTTTTAGTCGTGCCGGCAATAATTTCCAAGGTGGGAGTATTTGATTATTTGGCAACGGAGCTTGGCTTGAAAGAAGATGGCATTAAGAAAGTCGCTCGAACAGAAAAATCCTTGTTTAGCGATGAAACAATCAAAAGTTTCGAGAATGCCACTTTGACCATTGGTCACCCGAAAGAAGATGTGAATGCGAAAAACTGGAAACAGCTTTCTGTGGGCGTGGTTCGTAACGTAAAACGTGTTGGCGATGAGTTAACAGCGGAAGCATGGATTTATGATGAAAATGCCATTAAAACCGTGCAGGAGCAGGGGGTTGAACAATTATCTTGCGGGTACGATTGCGACATTAAACCGTCAACTGTGCAAGATGCAGATTTTGAGATGTCGCCGATGATCGGCAACCATGTAGCGATTGTGGCAAAGGGTCGCTGCGGTGGAGAAGTCAAACTTGCCGATGAGGATAAAACATTTATGAGTAAAACAGAAAAATTCATTGATGCATTTTTAGGTGCGTTCGGTATTAAGTTATCAGACGAACAGAAAAAGCAGATTGAAGAAGATGAAGAGCAAGGGAAAGAGGGTAAACCGGAAGAAGGTAAAAAGCCTGAAGATCCTAAAGCGAAACCGGAAGAAAAAAACGAAGAAGAGAAGGAGAAAAAAATGGCAGATGCCGACTTACAAAAACGCATTGATGAGCTGGAAGCGGAAAACAAGCAGCTAAAAGATGCCAAAGCAAACACGGAAAGCGAACAAAAACGTATTGAGCTTTTAACCGATGCGAAAGCAAGCTTTGCTGAAGTGAAATTTGCCGATTCCGCAACCGTGCGTGAAATTCAAGAAAGTGCTGTCATTTCTACAGGTATTTTTGCCAAAGATGAAGCAGCGAAATTATCCGATGCTGAAATGGCTGGAGCTTATCAAGCCGCCAAAGCAACGGCAAAAAAATTAGCCGAACGATCATTAGGCAGCGTGCTATTAAAAGATGGCAATGCGGTGGCAAAATCGTTTGATTTCAACACTTACAATGAAGGAGCAAAATAATGGCATTTGCACTTAATACGGCGGTTGCTACCGCAGGAAATATCGGAAAAGGCGGGTTAGCCAATTCTAAATCTATTGCTTATATGAATGACGGAGAAACACCGTTGCTTGCCGGGCGTTTTGTTGCGTTATCTGCAAATGGTGTCAAAGTATTAACAGCCAAAACAGATACTCTTGCTGGCGTTGTTGTTCGCAATGTGATTAAAGATGAAACACCAAAAGGTGAGCTTTGTGATGTCATGCATATTGGCACGGCGGACAGCATTTGGGTTGAAATTGCCAAAGGCGCAACTGTTGAGCGAGGGAATAAAGTCGTTGTGGTTGCGACAAAAAACGGAGAAAAAGAACCCGGTACGATTCAGGCGGAAGCCGATGAAGCAAACGGCATTACAACCGATTATACCGTGATTACGGTTGCCGACGGCATTGCTGAGATCACTCGTCTATAACATTATTAACAAGAGGTAAAAAATTTATGCCACATATTAACGTGCTACGCTCGGCATTAACCGAAGTGCAAAGCGGAATTAACCGTACTAAATATCCTGATATTGTGTTTCCAAAATTTGTTTTTATTAACTCAAGTGGTAGTGAACTTGCCGATGAAATTTTGAGTTTTAGCTCAGATGTTACTGGTGATTTAGATAGCGGCTTGATTTCTCTGAATACCAGCGTATTCGATCAAGTTGGCGTTACCTTCAATCATACCAAAGTGCCGTTGGTCACTTGGATGAAATTGGTTGAATGGCACCAATTTGAGTTGAAAAAAGCGGCAGCATTAGGGGTTTCCGTGAATACAGAAAAACTCTATGCCCTTAACCAAAACGCACATCAAACCTTGCAAAAAGTGGCGTTTTTAGGCCACGCAAGAGATACCCGATTACAAGGCTTACTAAATTCAGACAAGATTGAAGTTTACAAGCCGACAACCAAGGGCAAAGTAGGTGATTTAGATTATAAAAAAGCAGTCGATTTCTTTGAAGAAATTTTCTTGCGCTCGGTAGAGAAGACTTATCGTATTGCTGTGCCGGATACCTTTGCTATTGACAGCGCGGATAAAGCTCACCTTGCTTTATTAGAACGTCCAAATTCGGATAAATCGGCCCTTGAATGGTTGGAAGAAAAGTTACAAGGTGCGGCAGGTAAGCCAATCAAAATTGAAGCTTTACCGTCTAACTTTGGCAAAATTGCAAGTGAAGGCAAAACGCGTGCGATTGTTTATACCAATGATAAAAACTATGTCGAAATGAACGTACCGAAATCCCCGACAGTAATCGGTGCAGAAAAAAAAGATTTAGTGACTTATCAATCCGGTCTAACAATGGTATTTGGTGGAGTTAACTTTAAAGAACCTGATGCTGCTCTTTATATTGATTATTAGGAGTAAACAATGCCAACAGTAGAAGCTTATAATTTAACCCTGCGCTATCCCGAATTTGAAGAGATCGATCATAACCGAATCGATCTTTTTTTATTAGATGCAAAAATGGAAGTAAGTCAAGTGCGATGGGGGAAGCTCTATCAACGTGGCGTGTTGGCATTGGCAGCCCACTTATTACGTCTTTCTCTCTGGACTACAGAAATGGACGGCGGTGCGAACCGTAATATCGCAAGTGAAAACGCAGGTGAATTATCGGTGAGTTATGTCGCACCGGCACTAACAGGTACAGATGCGGATTATCAGCTCACGGCGTACGGGCAAGAATACTTGCGATTGCGCCGTTTGGTTGGTATTGGTGTGATGGTGGCTTAAATGGCAGTACAGATTATTGGTGGATTAAATCAAGCATTGCAGTTGATTGATCAACTAAAATCAGTGAAAGATAAAGCGATATATGTGGGAGTACCCGCGGAGAAAAATAGTCAAGTGGAAGGCGGTATTAACCTAGCTACATTGGCGATGATTTTACAACGTGGTGGCACTATTGTTCCAAAGCAAGCAAAAGCATTAGCTTTTGGAAAAGGTAAGAAAAGATTTTTTGCAAAATCGGTTTTTATTCCTGCGCGTCCCTTTATTGAGCAAACCATTAATGAAAACCGAGAAAAATACGTGGCGAAATTAGCGAAGTTCATTCAGCAGGGAAAAACACCGTTGCAAGCGATGAATTTGGTGGCATTAATGGCGGAAGGCGATATTAAAGAAGCAATGCGAGATAAAAAACTTTGGGCTCCAAATAGTGCTCTAACTGTAGCGATAAAAGGCTCAAGTACGCCGCTAATTGATAGTGGGAATTTACGTAAATCTATTACAGGACTTGTCAAATGAGCTTAATTAATCAATCAACACGATTTCAAAACAGCAAATTTCGTCAATCTGTTATTGTTAAACGCTTGCAAGGCGAACATTCGGCGGATGGATTTGGTGCGGAATATCACAATGAGAAAATGACAGCAATTGTCGTTCCTGCATCGCCCAATGATGTGTTGCTTTTGCAGGAAGGTGAGCGGTATATCCCATCAATCAAAATCTACACGATGAGCCAGCTACATATTGGCGATTTGGTGGAGTATCGCGGCGAGACTTACAAAATCAAAACCGCAGCTAACTGGGGAGATTATGGATACTACAACAATATCGGCGTTCGACACAGCGAAACTGCGAAAGTGGATTCAACAGGCTTTGAAGTTACCTAATGGCGCAGTCATTGGTGGGTGGCTGCCTGAAAATCATCTGCCAGCTTTCATTACGGTGGATTTATTGACGGTAAATGAAATAGGGCAGGCAACAAGAGATTTTGACGGAAAACGCGAACGTATTACACAATCAATGCAAAGTACGGTGAACATTTCTTGTTTTGGTAAAAATTCTGTTGCGCAATGTCACAAGGTCAAAGCCATCTTTCAGAGTTCTGCGTTTCTCTCGTTTCTTAAATCGCAACACTGGGGCGTGATTCGCTTTTCTGATGTGCGAAATCTTACCTCTACAGTGGGGGCGGATTATGAAGAGCGAGGGCAATTTGATGTCATTTTCAGCCATCATCACATTGTTGATACACCGCTCGATCCTATTCTACGCGTGGAACAACGCACAAACAACTTAACCCAACAAATAGGAGAATAAGCCTTATGGCATTATCAATTTCTCAAATTGTGAACGTGCAGCTTAATACTGTGCCGAAATCGGCTGCGCGTAAATCATTTGGCATTGTGGCGCTGTTTACACCAGAAAGTGGTCAGGTGTTTACAGATGCTACTACTCGATATGTCTATGTAAATAATCAAAAAGATGTAGAGCAATTATTCGGTACAAACTCAGAAACGGCAAAAGCTGCTCAGCCGTTTTTTGCTCAAAGCCCACGTGCGAAACAATTAATCATTGCGCGTTGGCAGAAAAATTCTGTGACTATTCCATCAACCTCTAATGCATTACGCGGCGCAACGCTCTCCGATGATTTGGAAACGTTCAGAGCTGTTGTAAATGGTCGTTTTTCGGTAACGGTTGGCTCTGAAATTAAAAAAGTGGGAGGCTTAAATTTCTCTCGTTTAGCTGATTTCAATGCGATCGCTGAGCAAATTCAGCAAAAATTGACTGAGCTTTCTGTTAATGTGAGCGTAACTTATGATTCAGTCGGGAATCGCTTTATCATTGAATCTACTGCTGATGGTGAAAGCAAAGACACGGAAATTTTTTACGCAATCAATGAGCCGGGCGAGGGTGAATATATTGGTGGATTATTGAAGTTGGAAGACGGTCAAGCTGAGTGTGTAATTGGTAAAAACCAAGTTTCGATCATAGCTGAAAAACTCGAAGAAGCCTTGTTTAATGTGGCTGAAGTTGAGAATGGCTGGTATGGCTTTACTTTTGCGGCGCAGTTAACCGATGCACAGGTGGAAGCAGCAGCCAAATATGCTCAAACGAACACTAAAATGTTTGGCGCGAATGTCATTCGCGAAAGCCAGTTAGAGTGGTCATCGGATAACGTTTACAAGAAATTGTATGATGCAGGTTTAGATCATACGTTGGCAATGTTTGATAAAAACGACTTTTACCCGGCATCCTCCGCGTTGGCTCGATTGTTATCAACCAACTTCGCAGCAAATAATTCAACGATAACGCTTAAATTTAAGCAACAACCGACTATTACAGCAGATGAAATCACTGCAACCGAATTTGCGAAAGCAAAACGCCTTGGCATAAACGTTTACACTTATTTTGATGACGTGGCGATGATTGCTGAAGGTTCTGTGATTGGTGGTAAATTTGCTGATGAGATTGTGATTCTAGATTGGTTCACTGATGCTGTTCAAAAAGAAGTGTTCGCACGTTTATATAAGTCGCCAACTAAAATCCCACTCACTGATAAAGGGCAGGCAATTTTAATTTCAGCGGTGGAAAAAGTCTGTCTGGAAGGTATCAACAATGGCGCATTTGCTCCAGGTGTGTGGAATGGTGACGGTTTTGGCAATTTAAGCACAGGCGACTATCTTGAAAAAGGCTATTATGTTTGGGCTGCACCGATGGATACGCTATCCGATAGTGACCGTGAACAGCGTCGAGCAACACCAATTCAAACTGCGGTGAAATTAGCCGGAGCAATCCATTCAAGTGATGTAATCGTGAATTACAATCGATAACTAACCAAAAGCCAAGTATAACCTTGGCTTATTTTTTAAGGGAAAACTATGGCAATTTTCGATCCAAAACAAGTGGTCGTTTTATTGGACGGCAAAGAGATTGATGACTGGGCGGATGGTTCAGATGTAATCAGTGCATTGAATCAAGTTGATGCGGGCCAGTTGATTATTGGTGCTGATGGTTCAGGCGTTTTTATCGCAAACCCTGATAAATCCGGCAAGTTGACATTAAAAATCAAGCAGCACTCACCGGATAACGCCTATCTGAATAAGCTGTTTAATCAACAAAAGAACAGTATTAAAACCTTTATGCCGTTTACTTTAGCGATTCGCGATCTTATCAATGATGATGTAGTGACTGCAACAAAAGGTTACTTCACTACGCCAACGCCATACACGCGTGGTAATGGTTACAATGCACAAACATGGACGATTGTGTTTGAGCAAATGACAATTAACCTTGAACAAGGGGTGCAATAATGGATCAATCAAAACAAATCACTATTGAGAACGTTACCTACACAATGACACCGGCTAATGCGATGGCTGCGTGGACTGCCTTGAAAAATGCGATGAAGCTGTTGCAGTCGGTTGATTTATCTTCTTTAGGGGATGGTAAAAAACTCGGTGCAAATGTGCTAACTACCGTACTGGCTAATCTTGGTGATCCAAGTGTGAAAGCGTTAGAAGATATTGTGTTAAAACACACATCTTGTGAACAAGACGGCAAACAATATCGCCTATCCGAACGATTTGATAGTCACTTTAATCAATATCGTGGCCATTTAATTCCGGTATTGAAAGAGGGGTTAATGTATCAATTCGCTGATTTTTTTATCGGTGGGGGGGGATTGCTGAACGGTATGGCGAACAATCTCAAGATGTAGAAGTAAATCAATCTGAAAGTAAGGTTGACTGGTTCGTATTTACGCCAATTGTTAAAAATTTCTGTTCACTTAATGAGTTAAGGTCGGTTTATTCAATAGCCGACCTTTTATCTTTCCATGAAGTAATCGTTGAAATGAATCAAATGGAGCAACGCAATGCTACTCGATGAATTATTGATTAAGATCGGAATTGATGCCGACAGCCAAGCGATACAACAGTTTGAGAAATTTCTTAAATCGATTGGTGACGGAACAGAAGAAGCGGCAGAAAGTTTGGGTGAGTTCGCACGAGCCATTGAAGATGCGGTAAATGAAGCAACTGAACAGGTTAAAGATATGCCGGAGTTTTCCGGATATATTGAATCGCTCGAAAAGTTGCTGGTCGAAACCGAAAATCTCTCACAAGATGAAGCATTAGACGCTTGGATAAATAAACTCATTGAAGGTGACGAATTGCTGTCTGCTTTTGGTGAAGGGTTTATTGAAAATAGCGAAGAGCTTGAGCAAGAGTTAAAAAAAACCGGTATTGGCGCAGAACACGTTGGCGTTGTTATCGGTAAGCTCAAATCTGCAATTGAGCAGAAGAAAAAAGCAGTCGAGCAAGACACAAAAGCAGTCGGTGAAAATACAGAAGCTGAAAAGGAAAATGCTGAAAGTGCGGACGATTTAGCCAATAAAATGATTAGCCTATGGGCGACAAAATACGGTGCTGATGGACTAATCGAAAAGTTTGAATTGCTTGGATTTAGCATTAGTAAAACTACGCTCAAAGTTGCGGCCTTTGGTGCGGCTTTTTATGCTGCGACTATAGGTGTAAAAAACTTTGTTGATGCGAATCTTAATGCGCTTGATGAAATCAAACAACTTACCGCCGTAACAAATGAATCTGCCAATCAGATTTATCTTCTTGGAAAAGTAGCAGAGGTAAACGGCTCATCCGCTCAAGCTGCACAATCGTCAATTGAGGGATTATCCCGGGTGATTGGTGAAGCGGCTGCTGGTATTGGTCGAGGGGCTAAATCCTTTGAGCAATACGGATTAAGTGCGAAAAAAGCCAACGGCGATGTGAAAACCTCAAGCGAAATGCTGGGTGAAATTTCTGACAAAATGCAGAAGATGAGTGAGCAAGAGCAAATTGCGATGCTTGCCAAGCTCGGCATTGATGGCTCAATGATCCAAACCTTGCGTCTTGGTAATGATGAATTACGGGAGCAAATCGAACTCGCAAATGCGCTGACACTTGGTGTAGGTAATGCTGAAAATGCGGAAACTGCTGCAGCATTTAAAGATGCATTAACTCAAGTTTCGCAAGTCCTAACCGCTATCGGTGAATATCTTGCGCTCAGAATCGCCCCTTCTATTCAACGGCTCGCTGAGCGGTTTACAAAATGGTTTACCGAAAATAACGAGTTTGTAAAAACGGTATTAAATGGTTTTGGCAAAGTACTTTCATTTTTGTTTGAGCTTGCCGCCGCTATTGACAACGTAGTTGAGCATACTATCGGCTGGAAAACAACGATTTATATTGTAGGGGTGGCGTTGTTATGGCTTAGTCGCAAAATGTTGCTTGCGTTTGCAACTAACCCAATCGGTTTAGTGATTGCAGCAATTGCTGCTTTATTCCTACTTGTTGATGACTTCATCACTTATCTTGAGGGTGGGGAGACCGCACTTGGAGACTTTTGGAAACCATTTAAGACTGCGCTTTTATGGGTCAAAACCACATGGCAAAACTTTGTTGATAATTTCAGTGTAGATCCGATTGGTGCAACATTATCGCTTGTTACTGATTTAATCAAACTACCGTTTGAGCTTGGTTTTGCACTTGTTATTGGGCTGTGGAATCTTTTTACCGGAGAACAACTTGATTTAGATGTTATTGAAAAAGGTTTTAATAAAGTCACAGACTGGATTAAAGATCCGTTCAGGAAGGCGTTTGATTGGGTGAAAGGTTACTATGACCAATATATTGCCCCGATTGTTGATACAGTGAAAGGTTGGTTTGGTAGTGATGAATCTGCGCCAACGGGAACGGTGAGTCAAAACACGCAAGCTTATGATGCAATGATGTTTGATCCATCTTATGCAGCAGCGCCACAAGTTGCGGCCGCGGGTGTGAGCAGACAAACATCGAATGCTGATAACAGTGTGAAGAACAGTAATAACAAAATCACCATTACGCAAAACATTCAAGGTGCTGAAAATCCTAAGATGATTGCCGATCAAGTGGTGAGAGCGGTTAATAATCAATTGTCACCTATTGTGGGGTAGTATGCTTAATTTTGCTCAAGTATCCAATCGTCGAATTGGCAAGATTACGTTTGATGTTGTTTCGAGTGAAGATCATCAGTCGAATTTATCCATTACTGAAAATCCTATTGAATCTGGTGCGGCAATCGCAGATCACGCAGTTATTCAACCTAAACAGGTGACGATTAACGGCATTATGGTTGATCACGATCATAACGGATTTGGTGCGGATATTCCATATCTTGGCAATATTCGTGGAGGTGTTGATTTTTTAAATCGTTTGCCGCTACCGATTAATGTTGTAACAAAAACCGCTCAAACCTTAGCTAAAGCGGGGCGTGTACTTAGTCAAAGTGCAAGCATTATTAAAACTGCTAGCGATGCAATTAATGGGGTGCGAAAAATCGCCCCATTTTTACCGGATTTCTCACTGGGGGGATTGCTGGATAGTTCGCTTGGTGGCGATGGTAGGGTGCAACAGTGTTATGCGGACTTGCTCGCTAGTCAAAAGTCCGGAGAAACAATTGATATTCAGACCGGCATACATCTTTACAAAGACATGCTCATACAGTCTATTGCGGTCAATCAATCACAAGACGGCAGTGCCACTTTCACGATTACCGCGCGAGAGATTTTTATTGTCGAAACCCAAACCACAAGCAGCGGTACATCCGCCGCAGGCAAAGATAAAAGTGGACGCGCGGCGACACAATCGGCAACCAAAACCCAACAAGGCACGACACAACCCGTGGAAAAATCACCGAAAAAAACATCCGCACTTTTTAACATTTTCAAAGGATAGTTAAGATGAAACAAATCCCTCTCACATCATCACCCTATCAAGAACAAACGATAGAATTTAATGGCGTGAAAATTAGAATTACCTTGCGTTTTAATAGCGTAGGAAATTTCTGGGCAATGGATGTTTATGAACCGGTGAATCAACGTCAAATTTGCCAAGGGCAAGCACTTGCTTGTGGTGTGCCGATTTTATCGCGATCAATCCAACCCTATTATTTTTACCTTGAAGATGAGAGTGGTGCTCAATTAGATCCTGAAAGCGTAAGTGATTTAGGAACACGCTGTTTTCTCTACATAGGAGAGAAATAATGATACAGTTCGGTAGGCAGTGGAAACTTGATATTAGCAATGACCAAGAAACGCTAAGCATTGAGCAACTCCGCGTAGCGTTTGAAATCGACAAAACCATTAATGAAAAACCCAACCCAGCAAGAATCCAAGTGTGGAATCTTAACCGAAATCATATCAACCAACTTTTAAGCCAAGACTATAAAAAAGTCTCGCTGTCTGTTGGGTATAGTGAGATGAGGCAGATTTATACTGGAGATATTACTAAAACACGCATTCAGCGTGAAGGATTGGATTTTATTTTAACGCTGGAATGCGCCGATGGTTATCAAGCTTATACACGTTCCCGCGCCAAAACTACACTTAAAGCGGGCGCGACAGACAAGCAAATTGTGGAAGAAATCCAAAAAACAATGCTAAATGTTAATACTGGCGCAGTGGATATCCCTAACCAACGGAAGCTCCCACGCGGACGCGTGTTAAATGGTAATAGCCGAGATATTCTCACTAAAATTGCCCGTAACAATGGCGCAGACTGGTCTATTCAAGATGGTTCGTTGGTGTTTTTACCAAAGGACAAAGTGCTGAATGATGATGCTGTCTTAATCTCACAAGAAACAGGGATGATTAACGCGCCGGAGCAAACGGATGAAGGGCTAGAAGTAACTTGTTTACTTAATCCGGCATTACAAATTGGCGGATTAGTGCGAGTGGAATCCATCATTGAGTATTTTAACGGTGATTACAAAGTTGTGAAGCTGATACACAGTGGTGATGGTATAGGCGGAAACTGGCAAAGTAAAATGATCGTAGTCGGTGGCAAGTTCAAAAAAGTCGAAAAAGAAAAGAGTAAATCAGACAAAAGCAAGGGAAAGGATAAAAAGAAATGAATTATTCAATAGATTTAGCAACACCTGAAACGGCGACTGATTTACAAATCCAACAAGATCGCTTAAATCTGCACACCGCATTACCCGCAAAGGTCGTGAGTTTTGATCCGTCAAAACAAACCGTTACCCTTGCAGTACAAATTAAAATGCAGTTGGACGATGGAAGTGGTGCGGATATTCCGCCTTTGGTTGATGTGCCGGTGAGCTTTCCGCGCGGTGGAGGGTTTGCGGTAACTTTTCCATTAAAAGCAGGTGATGAAGGAGTAGCCATTTTCTCCGAACGTTGCATTGATGGCTGGTGGCAAAGCTCGGAAGCATCTTTACCACTTGATTTTAGATTGCACGATCTATCAGATGCAATGTTTATCCCCGGTATTTGTTCAACCCCTAGATCCATTAAAAGCTTTTTTACCGGTGGTTTATCAATGCAAACGCTTGATGGCAGCACTTATATTCGCATCGAAAATGGCTCAATTAAAATCAAAGGCAATATTGAGCATAATGGCGATACAGAACAAAAAGGCAAGTACAGCTCAACAGGTATTATATCAAGTGATGTTGATGTAATGGCTGCGGGTAAATCGGGCAAATCGCACAAACACTCAGGCGATAGCGGAGGCAAAACAGGAGAGCCGGAATGAGAGTAAGACGGTTAGATAAAAATCATGATTGGACATTCGGGCAAGGCTTTGTGAATTATGCATCAGAATCTGAAGCGATTGCGCAGAACGTACAAACACGCCTTTTGTCATTTGCTAATGACTGGTTTCTAGATTTAAATCATGGCTTACCGTGGCTTGAACAAATGGGGCACAATGTCAATCTGAGCGATTGGGAAATCCGCATTAAGCGACACGTATTGCAAACAGAAGGTGTGATTAAGATCACAGAATATGAATCTATCTTTGATCCTGATACGCGACAATTAAAAATCACTATCAGCTATCAAGATATCTACGGACAACAACAAACTGCACGATATGATGTTTAAAACACAGTCTAATTTTATGGTAAAAATTTGCGATCTATATCTCAAAATTGAAATAAATTTGGCTTAAAACTTACAAAAACATTTTGGGTTTCGTAGAATGGGTGTTTCTATTTTTTACTAAGGAACATACTTATGAACGCAACCAATATTATTGCGATAATCATTGTTATTTTGGCTTTCTGTAGTCCTTTTGCGTTGATTTACTGGATCGTAAGAAAAATAAAGAAATATATAGGGCAAAAAAATAAACCTTTATCTAATAAGTCAGAAGTTTATATAAAAAATAAGAGCAATATCAATACCTCAGTAATTCATAATCAAAATTTTAATAAAAAAATAAATCGTAAGTTACATATTGTTAGTGATATGAATTTAAAAAATTATACTAATGAAGAGATTATTGAGTTAGTATTTGATCCTTTTTTGAGGATAAAAACATTTTCAGATGAATTAAAAACAAATGTAACTTATCGAGATTATAATGGGAATATTATTTTTGATAGAACATTTACTGCGCTTGAGATGAGGAGTGAACGAATAGATAATTATCTGTTAATTCAATTTGCAAGATCAGATGGAGATGATGCATTTAAGCTGTATTTTATTGACTTATTAAATAATAAAGTGATATTTTCTGTATATCCGGAATTCTACTGGGATGAGGTGAATTCTTATGATGGAAACATATTGGTGATAAAAAATAAATATGGTAGTTTTGAAGTAAATAATTTTGGACAGTTGGTTGATAATGTTACCTACTTAAAGGCTGTTGCAGTTTCTTACTCTATAGAATCTTTAGACGCTGTTTCACAATTGTTTAGTAAGTTAGACAAAAACAAAGATAATATTCAATTTTATCACTCTGTTTTAGATGAATGTTTCGTCAAAATTCAATCTGAATTCCATGCTTTAGGTTATCTTGCTAATTTATTAAAAATAAAAGGTGAAATTTTTGAGTATCAAAATGATTTTTATAATGCATATAGAGTGTATGCTTTGGGATTGAAGTTAAATGCTAAACTAAGCGTAAGGAATGCTATAAAAAGAGTATCAAAACAATTAAGACAAAACACTATAGATTCTATCAACAAGTCAATTACATTTCTTGCTGACTCTTTGATTGCTAAAAATAAAGAGTTACGAGAAAAAAGTTTAGAGAAAAGCAGATTGGGTTTTGAAGAGGGTGTTAGAACAGGAAGAATAGTGATAAAAGAATCTGAAAAGTGATGTCTTAGCCCTATTATAATAAGTAGGGCTTTTTGTTATTGACAAGAACAAAACAAAGCAATAGACTTACCTGCAAGGTCTCAAAAGCCTTTATCGAAACTAGGATATTCACCCCGAAAGCGTGATTTTTTTGTATCTGAAATTTGTGATCTCTTTCTCTTTACCACAAGATTTAATGATACAAAAACAACAATGTAATCAATGATCGACAGTGCGACTAATACAACACCCGAAAGGGGAATACGTCCGCTGGAGTTTCGACCAGTTTTGAGCTGTCGATCACCCTAACTCAAAATTAGGGCTTCTATCAGAAGGAAATCGAAACTATGACAAATTTAACTATTCTTAATACTCAAATTCGCACCTTAGACGGTCTTTTCTCTTTAAATGATTTTCACAAAGCTAGCGGAGAAAACCCTAACCAAAGACCAAGCCTTTTTATTAGAAATAATCAGACCAAAGATCTTATTTCTGAAATTGAAAAAGACCAAAGCACAAATTTGTGCTTAGCTCAAAAATCAATCAGAGGTGGATTAAATGCAGGGGTATGGGCTTGCGAAGAACTCGTATTAAGTTACGCAATGTGGATAAGCCCTAAATTTCATTTAATCGTATTGCGAGCATTTTTAGCAATGCACCGGAATGAGCCTAAACAGCTTGCTTTGCCAACGCCCGAACGCACTTTCACCCTCAAACTCACTGAACAGGAATTATGCGATCTTTGTTGGCTATGGAAAGCGGCAGAAGCCATGCGTAACTTGCTTAAACTCATTGAACCTGCGTTAGATATACTTGGTTCTCGCTATGCGGGAGCGGCTCATTCCTGTTCCGTTGAATATCGCCGAACGATTGAAAGCGCAAGAGATATACTCCTTCGCCCCACAGGCGAAATCAAAGAGCAAGGCACTTACCTTGAAGAAAATTGGCACAGAGTGCTACACGAACTCCGCAAAGGCGAGCTAAATAAAATCTATTAAAACCCAACCAAAACCGACCGCACTTTTTTAAGCCTGCGGCGGTTTTCTGCACCCTAAATAACCCTGAGAAATGACTTTCTCGGGGTTTTTTATTATCCAAAATTTAATAGGAGTAATAATGAAGACATTAAAAGCAAAATTCTTAGGCTTGGATATTTTAGTAATTAATCACGAAAATAAGCCTTACGTGCCGATGAAACAAATTGCCGAAAATATCGGTTTAGATTGGAAAGCCCAACATTCCAGAATTAAGCGTAACGAGGTTCTTTCCGAAGGTATGGTCATTATGACCATACCTTCAAATGGCGGCGGGCAAGAAGCCGTTTGTTTACCGCTTCATTATTTAAACGGCTGGCTTTTCGGGGTTAAACCCTCAAAAGTAAAGCCGGAAATCAAAGCTAAACTGATCGAATATCAAAAAGAATGCTACGAAGTGTTATGGGATTACTGGACGCTTGGTGTCGCAAAATGGGAAAATATTCGCCAACAACGTGAAGTATTGGAAGAAAATGAAGCTGAATCTAAAAAACGTGGTAGTGAAGCGGGACGGGCCTTGCAAAAGCGAAAAAAGGAAAAGTGCGCTTATGAAGAAGTTAGGCAACGATTAGCCCAAATGGAACAACTTGACTTTGCATTTTAAATTGACCGCATTTTATATGCGGTTTTTTATTTATAGAGGTATTTATGGCAAAACTCACAGAAACCGGCATCCAGATTGAGCGATTAAATAACATTGTGGCAAAGTTAGAAAGTGGTTTTCGCGAAATATACGGACAAAATATTGACCTTTCACCAAATACGCCAGACGGTCAGATGGTGGGGTTGCTCGCTCAAATTAGAATGGATATTGAGGAGTTATCTGAAAATATTTATCGACAGCTCGATCCTGATGTGGCCACTGGAACGTGGCTTGAGCAGCGAGTGTCTTATGCTGGATTAATGCGTAGGAGTGCAAGCTATAGCTATTTGCGGTCAGTGATTTTGACAGGTGAACCAAACACACCACTGTATGCCGGTATTATCGTTTCAGATCCTCATAAAGTGCGCTGGGTTTTGACTGCCGACGTACAACTTGATAGCAACGGTTCTGCGCGTGCTGATTTTCGCAGTGAACAACTAGGCGCATTTAATCTTGCGAAAAACACTGAGCTAACGATTGAAACGGTAACTCTTGGATTTAATAGCGCAACTACTTTTGAAAATGCGGAAATCGGTGCAGAAGAAGAAACTGATCAGCAGTTGCGAGAGCGTTTCTGGGTAAGCCGAACCAAGAATGCGACGAATTCGGCTGAGGCTATTACAGCTAAAATCCGAGCGTTGCCAGATGTTGAGCAAGTCCGCACGCTTGAAAATAATAGTAATCAACGTGACAAATTAGGAGTCGAACCACACTCTCTCAATATCATTGTAGAGGGGGGCGAAGACAGCCAAATTGCAGAAGTTATTTATTATAACAAAGGTGCGGGTGTGGGATTGCAAGGCTCAACTGAAGTGACTTTTCGGCGTGATAATGAGCCTCGTTTAATTCGTTTCGATCGCGCAGTAGCTGTTGATATTCAAATTTCAATGCGCTGTGTTCGATATGAAGATTTTACTGAAATTGATAAAGATGAGATTAAGAGATTACTGACGGCTCAAAAATTCAGCATTGGTCAAACCGTCTCGCTCTCACGTCTTTATTCACCGATAAATCAAGTTGGTGGTTTCTGGATTAAAGAGCTCAAAATTGCGCGCAAAGGACAAGCGTTGAAAGCAGAAAATGTGGTGTTGCAACCGCGTGAATTAGCTCGCATTTTGAGTGCAGATATTAGTATTGAGGTGGAATAATGGCTTATTCCGATTTGCTAATTTGGCAATACCAAGGAAAACCAAAAGCTCTTGCTACAATCCAACTATTAGAAAATGTGATTGCACAAGGGTTTATTGATTTATATCAATTACAAAATGTCCTCAATATCGAAACCGCAACAGGCGATCAGCTTGATTTAGTAGGTAAGCATGTAGGGCAAACTCGAGTTATCAACGGTTATCAGTTACGCAAGTTCTTCGGTTTTCAAAATGCGCAAAATGCAATGGGTTTTAGTAGAACAAGACAAGGAGGCGGACAGTGGTACCGAAAACGAGATCCTCTCGCCGATTCTGTGCGGTTATCCGATGCAGACTATCGTTTCTTGATAAAATGTCGAATTATTAAAAATTATCAAATAGGCACGCTATCGAACATCATCGAAGCGTGCCGTTTTATTTTCGGCGTCGATTGTCGAGTGGTAGATAATTTAAATATGACCGTGACTGTGACCGTGAATAATGGTTTATCCACAGACTTTGTCAAGTACGCAATTAATCATCTTGATATTCTTCCGCGACAAGCCGGAACGGAAATTATTTTTGAACTCCAATAGAGGTGCTTTATGGCATTACACAATAAACCAGATGAATACATTTTTGCTTCCGAGGCGAAACAGGGTGAAGTAGATAATTTTCCCGATCTACCAAGAGGGTGGGGAATTTCTTTTGAGCAAACAGGCGGCATTCCGCCAATGGAATGGTTTAACTACTTATTTAAACGAATAGATGAAAAATATGGTTACTTAATGCAGCGTGGTTTGTCGGAATGGTCAGCAACACAGGATTATCCTAAAGGCGCTTTTGTGCAACATAAAAACTTAAGTTATAAAGCATTAACAGCGAATAAAAGTAAGGAACCGGGAGCAGTGAATGCTGCTGATTGGCAACGATGGGGATTCACGCTAACGGAGATAGCCAAAGCTACGCTTCAGCAAGCGGGCATAGTCCAATTAAATTCTGCAACCAACAGCACCAGCGAAACGCAAGCGGCAACGCCAAAAGCGGTAAAAACCGTCAAAGACCAACTCGACAGTGTACAACGCAATCAGGCTAACTACATCCCAAACAGCAAAAAATCCAATGCGGTTAATAGTGCGTCATCTGATACGGTGGCAACTTCGGTTGCGGTTAAAACAGCTTATGACAAAGGAGTGGAAGCAAAAAACGCTGCTGATAATGCTAACAACAATGTAAACAGACGTGCGTTTGGACTTGCATTATCAAACGAGGATTTAAACAGCATTGCTGTTACCGGCATTTACGGACAATCTTTAAATTCCAACTCAACATCAGCTCGACATTATCCAATAGAACAAGCCGGGAAGCTGATAGTGACTGGAAGCTCCGGCTTTGGCGCACAGCAGCTTTATATCAGTTATCACGATAATCACATTTATGCGCGAGGGAAAAATCAAAATGGTTGGAGTGACTGGAAACGCATTGACGGCTTAAACGGAGTGTCAAAATCGGGCGATACGATGACCGGAAATCTGGTCATTGATACGGATGATTCGTTGCTTAAAGGTAAAAGAAGCGGGGTGAATAAATATGCTGTCGGGCTACGAAATAGTACAAGTAACGATGTTGTCGTGCTCAATTATACTGATAATACCTCGATCGAATTGCTTGCGAATTCGGTTTACTCAAATAAAACGCTTGTCGCGCCGGGAATGATTCTGGAGGATTCTGATTGGACGGGATTAAATATAAAAAATTTATCGGGTCGCTACGTCAGATTTGAAGGCAATCCTCATTCCGCAACTAACATGCTGACTATTATGTATAGGGAAGCAAACGGAACAAATATTAATACGGTTTCTTTGCGGAAGAAAGGCGGTACGCTGGCATTACTTGAAGATTTTACCTATCAAAAAATTGGTAATTTCGAAGTTAGACGCTATCCAGACGGAACGATGATTCAGACTTATTTCGCTGAATTCAATGATATTTTCGGCGCTAACTCCGGACTGGGCGGTTCTGGGCAAAAACAATTAACTTGGGCTGCGGCTTTTGTTGGTAAACCCATAGTGTTTGGCAACATCACCACATCTCTAGAGGAGAATCATAATGCAGGAGTAAATATACTTACTAAATCAACAAACACTACATTATATTGGTATAACTATGAGAGTGGTAGCGCTAATCAGAGGTTGTGCCGCTTGCAATTTTTGGCAATCGGGAGATGGAGATAATGGCAATTTATTTTAAAGACGGATTTTTTAATGATGATTTTGGCGGGTTTGTGCCGGAAGGCGCGATAGAAATCAGCGAAGAAAAATATATTGAGTTGCTTGAGGGGCAAGAGCAAGGAAAACAAATCATCAGTGATAAACAAGGAACCCCAGTACTGCTTGAGCCACAACCCAGTCCGGCTCACGAATTAAAAGATGGTGAGTGGATTATTTCAAAAACCAAAATAACCGCACTTACCACCCAACGCAAAACAACCCTTTTACAACGCATTGCGGACAAAACCGATCAATTTAAAATGCAATATCTGCAAGGGTATTCTCAAGCCGAGATTGACAGTTTTTACCGTCAAGAACGTGAAGCGAGAAATGAATTGCCGGAAATGATTTTAACTGAAATCTTCAAGGGTCGTGACGACTTAAAAAACATTGAAGAGTTGAAACAAAAAGTCATCGAAAAAGCGGATTTGTTCGCCATTGTGATGGGTAAACTTTTTGCAATTAAGCAAAATTTTGAAACCCATATCGAACAAGCGCAAACGTTAGAAGAACTAGACCAAATTGAACAGGAGATTGAGCAATGGCAAAAACTGTAAAACACAAGTTAAAAAATTGGGGTTATAACGTCATTATCGCGATTGACCAATTATTTAACGCACTCACGGGCGGTGGTGCAGATGAAACATTATCCAGCCGCACCTACCGCCGTGCGGTTTTAACGCAAGGTAAGCCGAAAAAACGTTGGCAAGTGTTATATCGCCTGATTAACGGGCTGTTTTTTGACAAAAATCACTGTAAAACCGCTTATGAAAGTGAGCTTTCCCGCAAACAATATCCACAGGATTTTGCATAA